GCTACTACGCGAGCGTAGATACGTCCCATCTCGGCGGATAAGAAGAAATGCCAGCTTGATAGGACAGAAAGTATTTCGTCCTGGTTCCTTGGCGTTAGTGATGCGAAGCCTGAGCCGCTTAATTTAACAGCGTCTCTTATTGCGTCATTTTCTGGAGAAACAATAAAACTGAGGCCAGTTGCGTGGCGCCAGTTTTTTATTTCTTCGAGTTCATTTTTATCCACGCTTCCTCCATGTTCAGATTGTAGGCGAAAGCGATTATTTTTCAACTGGTCGGTTTAATCAGACTTAAAATCTTTTCTTCGCTCGCATTGTAGGGGATTAACACGAGCCGTATAGAATTTAACTCGCACCAGGATGCTTTACGTCTATCTCTCTGTTGTTGTTCAATGAGCTTTGATTTGTCACCATGAAAAAACTTACTATACTTGTAGTGTTGTTGGCCCTGGACTTCTACAGCTACTCGCGCTATAGGAAGGAAGAAGTCTAGATACAGACCTTCGCCTGGAAGAGTAAACTCCTCCAGGATATAGTCTCCGTTATATTCGCGGGCTAGTATGCCGCCAACGTCGCTTTGGAACAACCCCCTACCTTCTCCTACTTCTTTTCTTTTCCATTTAGAAGGACGAATGTCTATGGAGTATTCCTTGCCCGCCAAGCTGGTAAATTTCAATCTTCGAATATCTCCCTAATCTTCTTCCTCATGTCGTCTCTAACGACCTTATCGGTTTCGATTAGTTCTCTCAGTCCTTCTTCTCGGTATTTCTTATCGGCATAGGAAAGCCAGCCGCCAGCCTTTTCTACAATACCGTAATCTACTGCTGCGCCTAACAAGTCTCCTACGCGGTCAATTCCAAAGCCATACAGGATAGGAACTTCAACCTCTAGGAATGGGCGGTTAACGTTGTTTTTGATTACTCTACAAGTAACGGTTTGTCCAATCTTGTTGCCGTCCTTGTCTTCAATAATGCCGCTCATCTTTCTACTCAACCTAATGCGCTGGGCTGCCATGTCAGGAATAGCCTTGCCGCCCTTAGTTGTATCACCCGAAGCATATGGATTAAGGTTGGCTGTGATATGACTGATAAACAACAGTGTGCATTTATTGCGTTCCGCTGGCCCCAATATGCTTCTTACCATCTTCCAAGCAAGACGAGCAACTAGACCCATCGTTTGCTTTTCTGCACCTTCGGCGCCTTCAACTTCAGGCATCAATGCAGACAGAGAGTCAAACACTATGAAGCAGCCAGGGACTTGAGTTACACACTTCTTGACCATATTTACGGCCTCTTCGCCGTCGTCTGGTCTAATGACAGTGAACATCTTCTTGTCAATCCCCTTGACCATATTTACTTGCGCTTCGCGCAATTTCCTTTCTAGGTCAAAGTAATATACTGGCTTGCCCATCCTGATGGCATTTGCCGCAGCCTCTAGAGCAAACGTAGTTTTACCAACTTGGTTCTCACCAAAGTATTCAACTACAGAGCCCTCAATAAACGGAATCTTGAGAATAAGGTCTAGCTTAATACTTCCAGTAGAGATGGACTTCAAATTTGAGTCTTTGAAATTCTCTCCTAGTGTAATCTTTGCGCCGCCCTCTTTAACCAACTCGGCATTAAATGAAGCTATTTGCTCTGCTGTTGCAGCTTCGCGAGCCAAGTTATCAGTGTTGGTTTTCTTGCCTTTCTTTCCCTTTGCGTCAGGAGCCGGAGTTTTATCCCCAGCCCCCTCTTCCTCTGGTTGTTGTGCTTGTTGTGTAGCTTCAGCCATTTCCATTCCTCTTCTTATTCATTCTCTCTGTGCCACGGCGCAAAATATCCTCTGGCACAATACCATTCTGTTCTGCACAAAGAAGGGCGCTATTAATCAGTCCAGCGAGCGAATCTGTTAGGCGCTCCTTTGGATTTACACCCTCTGCCTTAAACTTCTTAAGCTTTGCGGTAGACCCACCAATAGCTACTGCTGCTTCTGAAGCTTGACCTAGCTCTTCTGTAAGCTGGCATAGATAATGCAATTCGTTGTTCGGCCTATTTCTATTCTCCCTATATAGTCTCATTTCCTCCAAGTAGTCTGTTAGAGCCTTTAGGGCATCTACTGATGCTTTGACTTTAGTTACGGACCTAGGTGCCTTTGGTGCTAATGCCATTTTGAATCTCCTGAATTCTATCGAACAGGCCCAACTTCTTCTTTATTACTGGACGGGATTCCCTGAGGTCTGGACCTTCAACTCTTGTAACCTCGGGCTTCACTTCACTAATGTCTTTTGGATATGCTAACCGCGCAGTCTGTTCCCTCATCTTCTGGAGGAAGACGTTCATCTGCGCATAGTCTGTATAGGTAGTAATGTATTCTTTGAGTGAGATTTCAAGAAGTCTCTTCTCTCCAAATTCTTTCATGAACTTGCGAACGGCTTGAATCTCTCTACCGAATCTGAACTTGTATCTTGTATCAGTCCAAAAACGCTGAGGTAAGCGAACTCCACAATTCATCCGGGTCATGGCCATTTCTACGAGCCATGCCGCCAAATCCATTTTATGACCAGGAGTTGAGTGGGAATTATACTTAATCGCCGCTGGTTTCTTTTTCGCCACTGGTTACCTCTTCCGCTTCTTTTCTTACTCCGCTTATAGTCAATCACTATACAGTATGATAGGCGGTCATCTCACTCCTTCAAGTGGGCAGTTTAATATCTTTTTAACTGTGAGTTTGGCAGTTTCCGTAAGCCGTTGCTGGAACTGGTGGGTCGTTTTGGATACATCCGTCGCCAGCAAAAACGCTTGGAGTTTCGCCACATGGAACATTTAGGTGAACGCCAGCGCAATACTCGCAGTTTAGCCTTGGTGCAGGAAGGAATGAAGGTTCGCATTCGATATACTCTGGTATCTCTCTTGTTACGCCGCCAGGAGTGGATGGATTTGGGAATTCTGGAGAGATTGTTCCGACGCTAGCCGCGCCCTCACCACAGCACGCGATTAGTGCTGGGATAAGAGATGAGCTAATCCAAGTATTAACTTGTGCAATACAACTTTGGGCCAAAGCTTCGGCATAACCAGCTAGTGCATCATATACAACCGCATCGTTATTGGTTGCGTTCTGTATAGCATTGGCGTTCGATATTTGAATATTTGTATGAACGCACAGTAGACTAGAAGCTACTGAGCCGAAGTTAATGTCATTAGTTTGAGGCAAGCTATAGCCAGCGGGTTGATGGCGAGTAGCGGGAATGGTTCCGCCGTCGCCACCCCAGCTAGTTATCATGTTGCAGAAAAATGTCATGCGCTCGGCTATTGAAACGTCATTGGAGGCTAGGCGTTCGAAGTGGCCGCCGTTTAATTCGCATTCGTCAATCTTTACGGCGAAGTCCCAAACACATCCTTCGTCATTAAAGAATATGGTTCCTAGGTGATACTTGCCGTCAGATGGCGCGCACATCTCATCAGGAGGAATATTTTCGGCTGTAAAGTTTAGCTGGCCATCCTTGTCGCTTCCAACCATATTGAAGTGGGCAGTTGTTTTAATATCAACGTGCGTGCCAGTGTAAGTTTCTTCATCTCCAACTACTTCTGGTCCAGTGGCTACGCCGTGACAATCCGTTGCGTCTGGTCCTGGAATAGTAAAAATAGAGCTTAGCGGAGCTACAGTCTTTGTCTCGTCGTCATACCATCTGTGGCCTAGGTGAGTTAGTGCCTCGCCGCTCTGTTCAAAGTCACTATCCTTACCAGTAACTCCGTGTTGGTCTTCTGTTTTCCTAACCCAGAAGACATCAGTAATTTTACCCTTAAGAAATGGGAATCCAAACTCTTTGTCTGGATTTGTTCCAAACATTAGAGTGCCAAGGTCTTCCTTTCCCTGTCCCGTAATTAGGTCGTTAAATACGCTCCATGAGCCGCTTCTCTCGTCCCACCTTCCAATAATAGGTCCATGTTTCCAAGTTTCGCGAGCTAACTTATGACTTTCGTCATTCTTACGAGGGTCTTGTGGGTCAGGGTCAGTTGGACGCATGGCTACAGTTTTGCCGTAACCAGCTACCATTGCAGGCATACGCAAACCTAGTCCTCTAGCTGCAAACTCATCTGCCGCCTTTGGATTGTTTCTAAACTCTTCTACAGTATCCTTATTAACTACAAAGGTTACTTGTTGAATTTCGTTAGCTAACTTATAGAGGTTGAAATCTCTGGCTGTGCCAGTTCCATCACCGTATACGTCCTCTTCCAGTGTGGGCTGAGAATCAGCCATAAACTGTGAGTTAAATAGCGTGAGCCATGCGTCATGGGAAGTGCCAAAGGTTAATTTCCAACTCAAGTCATCCTTAGCGAATGCGCCTGGAGGTTGAGAAGTAATGACCATAGGAGATGAATCAGTTGGTATTTTCCCAGCATCAGACTCTTGTCCTGCGCCCCACTGACGACCACTAAAGGCATAGGTTTGGCTAGGGAATATAACTCCCTGGATATAATCTATGTTTCCGTTTTGTTTAGTCAAAGCTGTCAACTCCTCCAGTGGTTGGGGAACTTGGCGTTGTTCCTCTTCCATTAAACTGTCTGTTTATTCTTGTGCGATATTTGTCGATAAACGCTATGGAATCCTGTGGCAAATTCCTAGCGCCGCCTCTTCTTAAGAATAGGCTGATTTTTGCAAGGTCTTCTTTACTCAACTCACCGAACTTCCTCAAGAAGCTTTGTAGTTGATATTGTGTTGAAACTCCATCAATTCCAATATTGATATTTATGTTGTTGATATTTGAATTTCGGCCAAGCGACTCTCCAATGGAGAATTCAGGGAAGCCGGCAATAGAAACGTCGGCGGTTTGAACTTCTCTTACTGTGCTACTTTGGTTGTCGCACTTAATCTGCATAGCATCCAACATGACGGTATAGCCGCCAAATTCCCATGGGCAAAATCCGTCATCAACCTCAATCTCTAGTCTTCCTTCACTTGTTGGCCCAGTGGTTTCTGAGAAAACTGGACCATAGCGGAGATACTTGGACCTAGTTGGAACGTATACATTTAGTGGTTGGAAGTAGCGGCCGAAAATCTGTATGCCTGCAGCATGGCCGCCATAAAGCTCTAGTAGGTTGTCTAGCGACGCCTTGGCCTGTTCTACAGTTACTCCGTCAGCAGTTGTAGTGCTGTCCGAATTAATTTCCTTAATTTTCAATAATACAAATTCTGATAGCTCGGCAGTATTTGGTTTAGCCTCCATTACAGGCGCATCTATCCTTACTATATTACTATTATCTTCAATAGTCGCCGAAACAAACAGCTTGCCATTTGAATCAACAAACCAGTTGCCTTTATCTGCTTCTGTAGTCCAGGCTGATTCATTCGCTGTGTTATTTGAGAATGAATTCGCTAGTGCCATAGTCAGAGTGTTTGTACCTTGGAATCCGGCTTGTCCTGGGAATACTTGTCCTTCAGAGTTTCCAAAAATATTACTTAAGTCTACTTGAAATCCAAGTATATTACCTTGGGTGTTTGAAAATTCTACATAGCACCTGGTTTTACCCTGGTCATTCCTAAAAAACTCGTCAGCATCATTATCTCCAGCGACGACACCAATAGTCCAAGCTGCGTCGATTTTGTCGGAATCTAAAATGGTAGTAAATACAAATCGTTTGCCGTAACTATTTTCGGCATGACCCTTAAGTTTATCAAAAACTCTTCCTACAATTTCTCTACCAAAATCAGTGATATGGCCGTGATTTCTAGCTGGGTTACGCCCAAAGTTTTGTTTAACAGCGTCAATCTCTTTATCAAAGAGTGGTCTTACGAGGTCGTCTGACAAACCTCCTCCGTATCGACTAAAGCCGCCGCCTCCATTATTTGAAGAGGATATGAGTAGCCAAGTCTCCCAACTTTGACGACTAGCGAGCACCACCCTCATTTCCATCTCTGTCATGTAATATTTGTCGTCGCCACCCTCAGATGACAAGTCAATTGGCTCATTTGCCATACCTTCAATGTTTGTAGTTCTTAAGCTCTCAACTGGAGCACCTAGCAAACAAGTGATAGCGATGTCATTGCGTAGCTCCACTCCACTGCGCGCAGACATGATATAACCAGAGTTATCAGTCAAGAAATCGGACAGGCCGATATCGACATTATCATTCTTGCGGTCAATTGGCTTTATAGTAACATCAATTACATTGTCGGAAGCTCTATTGCTTTCCACATACCAATCAAATGCATTTCTGGAAGCTAATTCTTGACAGAAGTCCGCTACGGACAGGAGGTTGGAATTAATTCTAACACTTCCATCAATTCTACTTTCTACCTCACTAAAGTTAAATCTGTATACTTCTCCAAAAGCCTTAGCTGTAAGTTGACCAACTGGATAGACTATCGCACCACCAATAATAATATCGCCGCCATGAAAGGCCCTTATAATCCTACTTACTTCAACTCCAGCTTGGTTCCAGCCAGAAAGGTTGAGACCAGTTATATCAAAGTCATCATAGGCTCCGAAAACGTCTATGCACGAGGAATTTGTATTAGCAATTATTCCTGCAACATTCCTATAACCAGGAGCTAAAATCATTGGTATGGAGCGCATAATCTCGCGCGGGTCGCTCATATTTAGAGTTATAGCGCGACCTGACACATTCCTTACATCTCTGTCATACTTGGTAACTATGCCACCGAATGTAAAGTTGGTTCCCACTTCTAGTTCGTAAAACTTACCAAGTCTAGGCTCTTGGAATGTTACACCATTTGGCGTATCTTCAACTACCGCAACAGTGCAGGTGCTTGGCCCACTGGCTAAGCCTAGAGCAGCAGATACGTGCTTAACGTAACTGCCCAAAAACATTGATGGACCATTTTCCAAGCCTATTGATTGAACTGTCATTTATTTATATTTCCAAGCTACGCTTCTCTGGAATACCATTGTTTGTCTGTTCCAACTATACTGGTCTTCTATTTTAAATACTCTCTGTGAGCTTTCTGGCCTCTCTCCACGCGCATCGTCTGAAGGAGTATTGTTGACCAAAATATTACTTTCCGCAAGGGCTGCCGATAGAAGTAAGTTACTTACTGCTGTGGCCTGAGAACATACTGAGCCAGAAGGTGCCATTGTATACTGAATGCGAAGATTCTTCTGCAAACCAGTTACAGTTTCAATAGCCTGAAGTATTGGACCATCAGCCTTGCCTGGGATTGGAATTTCGGCCACAACTTCAGCCGCACCAGCAAAACTTACGTCAACCTGCTCATCTCTAATATTTGGATTACTTGTGCGGAAACGACTGTCGTAAGTCTCCGAGTAAGTGATGATACCACCAAGTCTATTAAATCCTAGAGTTGATGATACAGAGTTTGTTCCTACACAGTAACCACTTGGAATAATTGGAAGAACTCTAGAACGTATTGCAGGATATACGGTTCCATAAAATGCACCACTAGCTGCATTAAATCTTACTTCTGTTTTTGTTCCGCTCTCCTGAGCCAAACCGAACACTGTTCCATCAATACTTACCGAAACTAGTGATGAGTCAGTATTCTGCTCTCTACTTACCTCCCACTCCTCACGCCAGTTAAAGGTGTTTTGGTCTCTGAAAGTTCTTGATAGTGATAGAGATTTTGCAACCTCGTCCCTTTGGACGCTTATTGATTCTATATTTCCAGACAGTGAGGCCGAAAATTGCGGCTCTGCAAAATCAATAGGATAGTTATTACTCCACACCCAATTGGTTAGCGCGTCAACTCCAGAAGGGCTGCCCTGGCGCAAGCTTGCACTAGTAGTAACGCTCTGTGTTACCGAGCCGTCTTCGTTCCTTTCAATGCTACGAGAAACTGACCTACTCTCGATATGCTCAACACCAGCGACACTTGGGATAGTGGACATACTGTAGTTTAATGTGCCGGCGAATCTATTCTTAGAAAGGCTGCGAGAGGTGATTGAGTTTGATGTATAAAAACCAATTTGCGGGGCTACGAAGTTATCGAAGCCATCCTGAGCATTGGCTAGTTTATCAAAAGTTGTGTCGCCATAGCCTTGAACTGTTCCATTTATTGCGAGAGACTCTACTAATCCAAGGTCTCCACGCTCCCAAGTTTGGTCAAGAGTTCTATCATCTTTGTAACTACCAGAAGCCATAATCCATGCTTCTGAGATTTCGTAAGAACCCGCAGAAATATTTGAGTTTTCAGAACGCGTGTGATTAAAGGCACTGAAATTATCTATATCTACTAAGGATGTTACATAAGGAGACTTATGAAATCCACCATGGCTAGCGTCTACTGAATTGGCTCTTGCGCGCGCGTATGTGCGGGCGCTTTGTAGTGCGGAATATCCTGCGGTGGCATCATGGATACCAACGGTATTAATAGTATGACTGACAGCGACAGTATCATCCTCTTGATATTGAAATGACCAACTCTCCTGGTAGTCTTTAATTCTATTTTCACCAAAGTCGCTTTCAATCTCAAAGACAATCTGATACTTACGATGGTTAACCATCTGAGACTCATCAAAGTCTAGGCTTACGACTCTTGGGCGCGCATTAAATACAGTGTATCCAGAACCATCTACAACAACTAGACTTCCGCGGTCCTCGCTCAACGCAAAGGCTAGCTGGTCACTCTTTCTATCCAATAGCTCTAGACAACTTGCGTCGGGGTCAACTCCGCTAAGCGCAGGAAGAGTAGGAAGAAGGGTTCCATTAAAAGTTAAATTGGTAATAACAGCAAGCGTTGTGCTGTCATTGGCTATGCGAACATACTCCTTGCTTTCTGCCACAAGTGGCACTGGACTAAAGCAATAGGACAGTCCGTCAGACTGCCTAGTATAGAACATTCTTGTGCCAGCATTAAAATTAGCCATTAGTCACCTTAAGTATTGTAGAAGATAGTAGGAATAACGGCAGGAGTCACAACAGGAAGAGGAATCGAGCCGTGATGATAGCAAGCTCCAGAGGAAGTTACTCCTTCTGGTATTCCTATTATAAATCCGTAAATATCCCCACTTGGTGTCAATACTCCGGCAAGATAGCTATAAACGGACGAGGTAGCTACGCCACTTACTCCATACATATAACCTTTAATTGAAACTGATGAGAAGTCTACTCCAGAAGCAATGCTATGAATACTGCTATTTATTCCAGTTGCCGCTGATAGGAATCCGTGAATTGAGACATTATCTCCGACTGGCAAGTAGCCGTTAATGGCGCCAATCTGGCCAGCGGGACCTTCTAGGTATGCGTGAATAAACTGAGTTGCGGCTTCTCCCTTCAGGTAGCCATACATCCAGTTTGTTGGACTAACTCCACTTGTAGAGCCACCAAGGCCACCAGGGCCACCCGCAATAGTGCCGCCTCCAGATGGAGCCAGTGCGTTATTTCCCATGTATCCATAGATAAAGCTATTGGCATTGCGGCCGTCTAGGTATCCGTGAATACTTCCGCTTGGTAGGCCATAAGTGTCCATATAGCCATAAATTATAGAACTGAGGTCGTCTGCATTAATATAGCTATAGATAGAACCATAACTTCCAGACTGACTCATTAGGAAGCCGTGAATTCTATTACTTTCTCCTTCACCAAGCATAAAGGCATGGACTGATGAACCGCTATTAGGAATACTGCTTCCGAAAACTCCATGAATAGAAGAGGTTATATCGGTTCCCTCACCGAACATATAGCCGTGAACTGACTCCTTCATTCCTGCCGACATATAGCCGTGGATTACGCCACTTTCGATTGGAGACGCGTCTAGAACTCCGTGGACTGTAGAACTTAGTGCCGCGCCGCTCATGTATGCGTGGATTTGCGTAAAGCCCTTGGCGTTCATAAAGCCATGTATTACACCAGTCAGCGCGGCGTGGCTGCCGTTTAGGAACCCTCCAATTGATGGCTGGGCTGGACCATTTAATCCAATTACGTTATCAATCCATACCTGTGCAGTATTGCCAACGAGACTTCCAGAAGTAGCGCCGCGAGTATAAATCCACTTTAACGTCGACTCTCCGGCGCCGACATCAAAGGCCACATTGGTCCAGTCCAAGTTGGGAGTATTTAATTTCCTAATTAACGCCCCTTCTGTGGTGTCTCCAAAGGACGACACATAGACATCACATTTGTCGTCCGAACCAGCAAAGTCAGTCCTGTAGTCAAAAGATATAGTTCTCCTACCAAGAACTCCACTTGAGCTTGTTTCGGTTATTGATACGTTTAAATTTACCTGAACTATACCAGAACTATTTACTGGAGTGCAGTCATTTGATTTTAGAGAGAATCCATCTCCATTACCATTAGAGTCTCCGGTAAATAGGCCACTGGCCACTAGTCCATTTTGTGGATTAGGTCTATTTGGTAACGAGATTGTCTTACTCCAATCTCCGCTTGCTCTAACTCCCCATGTGAAGTCTCCATAAGTTCTCCAGTCGGAGTTTGGCAAACTTCCTTCATAGTGCCTAAAGCGTTCCGTAGACCTACTTCCTTCCGGTCTAATAATCGTCTGCGTTGGATTGGTGCTTGTAGGCCAACGTCCCTTTAGTTGACCAGGACCAAATAGTCTAAGTTCAGTTAATAGGTAATTTGTAGTAACTTTCTTTTGTGATTGCCTAAAATCAAACTTTAGATATTTCGCAACCCATGGCGCGATTCTTTCGCTAACGTCAGAACCCTGTGGGTTTTCTGCCGAAAGTTTAATATGAGTGCTTGTATGGCCACTTCCCATAGTGTGGACGTGATACCAATTTACATCGTCCATAGACCCAGAGATTATTGCTCCTGGGAACCTATTTGAAGTGCTAGAGCCAAAAGTCTGGAGTTCAACGCGAGTAAGAAGCGTTGGCTGTGGAAAGCTAATAGTTAGAGAGCTTCCGCTGTTTATTACAGCGTCAGTATTATTGTTTCTATCAAATGCCCTATCTGGAGTGGTTACTTTTAGAGTTCTAAGAATTCCACCAAAACCACTTACTGGCTGGCCGCTAGTTGCCACGTAATCGTAGTCATACATTGGGTAACTAAAGGCTTCGGTTGCCTTAACAGACTGATTATAGTCCCAGACCACAAAATTGAATCCAGACGGATATACTGCCTGTGAGCCAATCGTGCAAACCAATTCCTTTTTATTAACTCCAATGCCAGGTCCAGTTGGGTGGCGCAAAACCTTAAAGTTTTTCCAGTGGGCAGTATTTTCCTTTCCGCCAGTATGCTGAGAGGTGGCGGGAGCAAATTCCCTAACTCCGCTTACAGGATGAGATAGAGAACTGAAGTCGTATTGCGTTTCAGTTGTAGTAGAACTGTTCTCTCTTTGCATTCTGCATTGAATTCTATTAACGCACTGTAGTCCCAAAGCATTATGAGCTAAGTAGTATATATTAAGTGTGTTTGAAGAGTTGGTAAACGACATATCAACTAGAGTTCCGCTGCCGCGCAAGCCCATTCCATTAATGCCGTAGACCTGTCCAGATGGTATGTGGGCGCCTAGGGGTATGCCTTTTGGCGCGCGCCTTTTTCTTCCTAGTGCGTTAAAATACGTAGCAGTGCTATCTACTCTGACAAATCCCGCACCATCTCCAGCCGCCTCTGCATAGGTGGTATACATCTCAAGTCCAGATGCAGACGAGACTAGAATTGGATTTAGTTTTGCCAAACCACTACAAAAGGCCATTTGTGGACCGAATGGCAGTAGGCCACTGCCGCCTGGGTCTTCGTGGTTTACGTCGGAAACGATAGGAACGGTAGACATTTCCTGCCAATTACCATTGACATTATTTATATTTGAAATATATTCATTATTGACATTGAAGATTATTGACTGGCCACCGAGTTGGCCGGCATCGGTAGTTATTGGATAGCCACCTAGCGGGCCTGCCTTTGGAGCAGAGGTACTAAGTCCTTGACCTGGAGCTACTACTCCGCTGTGAATAATAGGATATCCATTAAATGGATGAGATAGCCACCAAGCTTCTATTTCTTGGTCAGCCTTTTTGGCTACAATGCGGACGGCAGGAAATGCAATAACTGGGTCTCCAAAGATTCCAATTTTCCCCTCGCTCATAAATAGCGAGCCATGGAATCCATTAGAGGAGCTTGAGCCATCCGTAGTTAGACAATATCCAACTGGACCTAAACCGCTAGCATTGTCCCAGCCCACTCCAGGAACGCGACCAGTAAACTGATAACATCCAGAACCTCTATATTTGAAGGTTGAATGGATATGGCCGCGTGGGTCCATTATGACATCGAAATTATTATCCAATACAAGGTCATCGCAAGCGAACAGGTGTTGTGGATTAGACCATGTAACTCCATCGTCTAATGAATAAACGTAGTCAACTTCGTTATTTCCAGAAGTATGCGCGAGGAATACGGCGCCATCAGTTGGGGCTTGCCAGAAGCAACGACCCCAAGTTGGAAAGTTTGATTCATATATTCCTGTTAGTGCTACTACTGAAGCTGCCATTTTACTCTCTTATGTCTGGTGTTAACTGTCCAGACCTTACCATGACATTCACCATCTCTGCAACGCGTTCCTTTATATCCTTAATCTGTTGTTCGGAAACGCCGCTGCCGGCTAAGGTCTCCGTTAACCGTACTAGGAATCTTTCTCCATCAATAATATTGCGAACTGCTCCATTTATGTTCACTTCCAGCGCCGGCACCTTAATTTCAAGTCCCTGGACCTTCGTAAATATGCCTTCATAACTAACAGCTAGATTTCTAATTGTTGCGTTACCAACAGTCTCTACCATTTCAACGAAAGCACCTTCTAGCTCCTTAGCTACCACTTCTGAAAACTTCTTTCCAAATTCAGTTGCATTATTTTCACTAAATATATCAACGTCTGTGCTTGCGGCGTCGGCAGCAGCACCCTCTCTTGCATTTACTGGATTTCTTCTGGCGGCTAATACATCTCCAATATTGGCAAAACCTTGCTTTATTTCAGTAGCAAGCAAGTCTCTTAGAATAGTGGTTGCTCGTTCAGAGAGCTTATCTGGAGTTTTGTTTAATTCATCTGCAAACTTAACTAACTTATCAACTAGCTGGACTGCCTCACCCCTAGTATCTACATCGCTAGCGACTCCACTAAGTCCTGCCTGACTCAATAGTTCCCTAACCCTATCTGGGTCCAAGTTTCTAGCTCCCCTCGCTCCCGTTCCTCTGAGTTCCTTTATACTCTTAATAAATTGAGAATCTCCACCAAGTAGGTCTCTGAAGGAAGACTCTAAGCCTCCAGAAATTTCATCTGACTCAAGTAGACGACGAGAGGCTCTATTTCCAATATTAGAACTTGTTCCACGAAGGTTTGCATCCCTAATTCCTTCACCAGAAACCTTTAAGCCTCTCAAGTTTCCACCGCTACTTATTAGTGGGGTAAGTGAACTCTCGATTTTCTTTATTAAGTCTGCTCCACCTCCAATTCCATTAAATACAGAAGTTCCGGCGACATCTTGAACTCCAGACGCATCTTGCTTTAGCTTGTCGTTATTTGAAGTCAGAATGCCAGCAGTCTCCAAGAAAGCAGAATTGAATCTACCAACAGCAGCCTCGGAAGCTTTGTAAATCTCAGTAATTTTGGCTGTATTATCCGCTAAGCCTCTCTGGAATGTAGCCAGGCGGTCATTTTCCTCTTTTACTTTTTGGAATGCAGCAATTCCTTTGGAGATTATTTCCTCTGCACCTGCATCCATTTGCGCACCAATAGATTGCACAAATTCAGCCTGGCTAGTATCAGGATTAACTCTAATCTGTCCGAAACTACCAAGTTGCTTAACTATTTCGTCTAGAGCCTTGTTGTTTTGTACGGCTTGTAGATTAACAAGTTCTTGTAGGTGCTTCTTTTGAACACTTAGTGATTCACGAGCAGTTAACAACAGGGCGTCCCTTTGCTGGATAGCTGCATTGTTAGCTTCTTGGTTAATCCTAAGTTGCGCTGAAGAAAGAGTGGCTTCAGTTTCGGCCAACACAGCCAATCTTTCCTGTCTCTCTTTTAGGGCCTTTTGTAGAGAAGTTTGACCCTCAAGTTCCTGGCGTTGCTTTTCAATGTCCTTGAGCAAATCCTCTGGAGAGCGGGCCTGAATCTTTTCAAAGATTTCTTGTAACTGAGCGTTACTTGTTCCACTAATTACTTCGCTTCCACCAATTTTAGTTAGAGCCTCCAGGCCCTTAACTACACTTTGTAGTCCAGCAAATTGGTTAGTTTGACGAGCGCCCTGAGACCTATTGGAAATTGTCTCCAAGCCCTTCTTGTTAACGTTTCCTACGCCCTTAAAAAAGTTGCGAGCATTCTTAATGTCTTTGGCAACAGCCAAGAATTCTTCGGGCCCCTGAAGAAGAATGCGACCAAACTCTCTTTGTTGTTCGTTCTTTAGATTATTTAGCTCTCTTTCGCTACTAATCCTTCCTTGAATAACAGAAAGTTCCTCAGACAACACGCGGCGCCTAATATCAATCTCGGCCTTTGTCTGCTGAATCCTTAGACCAAATAGAGTATTTTCTTCTTCAGCCCTCTGCCTTAGTAGTGAAAGTTCTAGGTTAAAGGTCTTCTTCTCTTCGTCAAAAGCCTTTGCATTTCCTAGACGTGCCGCTTCTCCCATAATCTTTGTAAGTTGACTTGCTGCCTTGGCTAGCTCATCTCCACTCTTAAACGACTCGGCGCCGCCAGAGCGCAAAACACCAAGGGAGCGGGCGCCAATTCTATTTACTTCAGCAATTTGTCTCTGGGCGTCTCTACGAGCAGAGGCGATACGAGTTTCAACGCTTGCGCCGCGAGCCTCAAGTAACGAGGCAACTTCATTTGCTCTATTGGCTATAACTTCGCTTGCCGCATCCGCCTGAGAAAGAATTAATGAACTTAGTTCGCTTTGCGAGCCGACGGCTTCAGCAAACGCACCAACTACAGACTGAGCGGCGGCTTCCCACGCAGAAATTTGCTGCTGAGTATCATCAGTTGCTCTATCTACGACATCTCTGCGTAGAGCCAAAATCTTCTTTTCATTTTCCGCACGTAGCTTAAACTCTTTGTCGCGTAGAGCTTCGATGTCCTTTTCGACCTTATCAACCTCACTCCTATTTGCATTGATTTCTATAAGAAAACTCTTGAATTCTCTTTGTTTAGAAATCTCCCTTCCTAAATTATCTAGTTGGCGACCAAATGACGCCTCATTGATAACTAGTTGGAATTCTGCTTGTCTCTTCGTGTCTGCTAGGCCGTCTAGTGTTGATTCAAATATCTCAATTGAAGAAAGGAATCTAGTTTCTTCCTTTCTAATTGAAGCGATATTGCGAAGGACTTTCTCGCGCTCCTTGTCAACAGAAAGGGCCTTCTTTCCAATTTCGGCGCGGAAATTTTCAATTTCAATTAACTTCTCAGTCTGTCTCTCAAGAAGAATCTTCTCCTTTTCTTCATTATTTGCATTCGCCTCAAGTTCGGACGAAATGTCTTCTAGTTGCCTTGTTAGGCCTATGAGCTTCTGGGCTTCTGCTGTGCGGCTTGCCGATGCAATATCTTCTTTAGCTCTACGCGCAGCGTTAACCTTGGCCTGCTTTTCGGCGGCTTCGTTAAATGCAAGTTGGGCCAAGTTTTTATTAGCCTGCTCGCTCAAGGTTTGCTCTATGGCTGCGCTAAACGCACTAACTCTAGCCAACACACTTCCGCCGATTGCACCGACTGCCAGACCTATGGGGCCGCCTACGGCAAATCCAGTAAGGGCTCCAGCAATACCTCCTTCAATAGCAGCGCCTAGACCTTCACCAACAGCATTGGCTACAACGTCCTTTCCATCTCCCTTAAATGACTTTCTTACTGCGTCGGCTAGGAATGTGCCACCAACTGCCCCGGCCGCGAGAGTCGCGCCACCGGCTGCCCTTAATAATCTGCCCTGACCAGTTATCTGCCTAGACAGATTCTTTCTAGCTTTATCCTCTTCCTTGATAAACTTTGTATATTCTTTCTGTTTATCAGTAACATCATTAAGAGCATTCTGTTCTGCCTTAAGGTCTCTTACGACCCGGCCTCTTAAGTCATTTAGTTTATTTTGTGCTAACCCGATATTGTTTCTAAGAGTAAGTTCCTGTGTTGCTAGCTTTACTCTATCAAGCTGTAGCTTGCTTGCCTTTTCTTCCGAAATAAGACCTTCGTCCTGCGCCCTTTTAATTCCATCGGAGGCAGTTTCTTTATTCCCCAATAGGTCTGATACCGCACCCCTACTTGCAGCTGTTCCTATCTTAGATGTTGCGCCAAGCAATACTCCCTGTAGGCCAGCCTTCACCAGTGGAGCTAGTTTTGACAAGCCGATGGCTAGTATAGCCGGACCAATAGCCTCCAATACACTAACTAGTTTATTAAATCCATTTACTAGTGAAGTAACTCCTGAAACTGTCAACTTTAGGAACGATTGAATTCCAGTATTGTTTGTTAGTTCAGTAAACTTATTAGATAGACTTGTAATAGAAGCTTCTAGGCCCTGAGCCTCAAACTTTTCCTTTAGAAAGGCTCTGGCTGCCGCTTCTGCGACATAATCAATCTTGGCTTGGTTGGTAGATAGATTACCAAGCTTCTGGTCTAGTGTAGAGACGGATGCGGCTAGAGCTTGGCCGTCTGCCAAGTTTCTACGGTCAAATATTAGGCGGGCCAACTGGTCAGCGGCCTCTGGACCCAATCTAGAAATTTGCCTCAAGACATCTAGCGAAGCCTGGAAGTCAACGGCTCCTTCTGCTCCGATAATTTCAATACCAGTAAGCTCTTTAATCTTATCGGCATTTTGAATAGACAGAGTTCCTAGCTGTCTGAATAGAGTTCCTAGACGCTCAGCGCTGGCACCAGTAGCATCGGCAGCAACACCGACTAGGTTAATAGCCTGAGCAAAGTCGATTCCCTGTAGGTTGCTAAATGTAGCGCCTAGACGAGTTGTAGCATCAATCAACTGAGATACGCTGAACGAGCTTTCGTCGGCCACGGCCGCTAGGACGGCTCCTATATTTTCTACAGCGCCAAGGTTCTTAAATACCTCATCATTTATACCAAACTGGTTCAAAATAGCATTTAGGCCAGTAGCAGCTTCTTCGGCCGACAATGCTCCAGCCTCGAACCTAACTAGAGTATTAACTGTCTTAACGAAGCTAGAAGCTACCTTTTCAGCGCCTCCTGCCAAGCCCTGTGTAGTGGTAATAAATGGCTGGCCAGTTCTAGCTGAAACCAGGAAAGCCTCTGTGATTTTCTCAATTGATAGGCCAGCTTCCTTTGCTGTCCCAATAATCAATTTCATATTCTCTTGCGATATTTTCGCAGCCTCACCGAACGAAATTACGCCCTTGATGATTTTCGTGGATGTCTTTGGGTCAAAGAACGTCAAACGACGAGCTTCTCTGTCTAGTGCGATAATTTCATTTGTTGCTGCGCGCAAAGAGCTTAGGGCGCTAAAAATAAATGTCGCTGGTGTAGCCCAAGCCAATAGACGCTGGGCTGCGTTAGTAGCAGATACGCCGAACTCAAATGCGCTTCTTTGAGCGGCATTTAGCGAGATATCGTATTTTTGAATTAGAGAGTCTGCTCTCCTTACGGCGCCACCGAAGGTATCTTGCGAGCCAGCAGCATTTTTTGTAAGAGTAATACTTTGATTGATAATTCTATTAAAGACTTCAAGTTGGCGAGTATTTAGGTTGGCGGCGAACTTTTGAATATCTCCAATTCCACCTACTTGCGGTAGAGCTTTGCCACTATTTGGGCCGCGGAAAGTATTCTCTTTGGTTGGTAGTTTACCCTCTGCCTGGGCGTCCTTTACGCGCCGGGCGATTACTTTATTTAGGTCTTCCTGGGTCTTCACTCCCTTTGCAATTGCGCCAGTCTGCTCGTTTAGCTCATTGGCTAGTTTCTCTAGAGACTTATTTTCTCTACCAAGCTTTTCGTCCGCAATGGCCTTTGTTCTATCCTTTAGCTTCTGGATGTAATCATCTATTGCCTCTTCTTGCTTGTGGTTTTGAACCACAACATCGGCCGCTCTCTTAAATAGTTGCTTTAGGTAAGAGTTTTGCGCCTCTTCCTGCTTTTGTCCTTGAACTGAAGAATCCGCAGCCCTCTTGATTAGCTGTTGGATATAAGAATCTTGTGCATTTTCTAGCTTCTTTTCTCCAGACAAAGCATCAGCCGCGCTCTTAACTTCCAACGCTGCGATATTTGCACGCTGATTTAGTAAAGCTGCAAGTTTTGTCTTCGCAGCTTCAATAGCCTTGTCATTTTCGCTACCGCCCTCTGGACTTGAGGTTACATCAGAAGCAGTTTGAAATCCACCAAAGCTCCTACTAGGAGAATTTGATAGACTTTGAAGGTCAACTAATGCGCTTTCGATTTCGTCCTTTAGAGCCTGCTTTGCTCTAGCAGTTACTCCAATTTTATTTAGTCTAATTTCGGTAGCATTTTCGATAGCCTGGCGCAAATGCTTTACGCTGCCAGGGAAAACGCTTAGATTTACAGGAAGGTCTAGACCGTCATTGGCAAGCTCTTGTAGGCCCTCCAGTGAGATGTTTAGTTCTGGATTCAATACGCGTATAGCGGCATTGATATCAGATTGAACTTTTCTGATACTCTCTGGTGATAAGTTTATGCCGAGGCGAACGTCTACATCTACTGGAGGCATTTTTCACCTATAAAGACAGAAAGGCCATGGAGTGGGTATGTCCCACTTTCCTCATGGCCTTTGCTTAATCCCTGTAGATTGCTCTACTTATAAAGTAACAGAACCCTTTTTGCGTGACTTCTTCTCGGCCTGCTCAGGCGCAACCTCTACCACTTCTGCCTTTTCAGCTTCCGCTGCTTCAGCCTCTACCTCAGCCCTTGCTTTTCTCTCGCTGGTCCATTTGTTTTCTGGATAGTGAGAAGTAAGGTCTGATGGTAGCGATACATTTAGCTGGTCTTCAAGGTTTGAAATAACAGCTTCTCTGTATGCGTCAATAGTTAGAGGTTCGTCGAGGCGTGACAAGAAATCATCAATATCCTTGAATACTTTTACACCGCTCTTGGCATTCACAACACAACTAGCTGCAAGGAATTGATTGCGAGCTTCTGCTGCATTTGATTCGCAGGTATTATCTGCAATACTTCTAATGTTAGCATTATGGTCTGCTAGCTTAGCCCTTGCCATCTTAATCTCATCCACAACGGCCATTCCGTCTTCATTTGATAGAGACTGGTCTTTAAGTTTCTCTTCTAGGTCATTAATTTTGACCCTCAACTCCATGGTCTCTTCTTCCATCTCTGTGGTCCAGATATCACGTTCCCTTAGATACTTAATAACTTCGGCATTGGTCAATAGACCCTTCCGGAAGGCATTTGAATAGGCTTCCTTTGACTTCAAATCAGCCTTGGATAGAATAACTTGGGTTGGGCGAATAAACTTCAACACTACTTCTTCGCCGGCCTTGTTTTTGGTCTTAAAAATTCTAGCTTCCATTATTTGTTCCTTTAAATTGCTTCCTGAGAATCGAAAGGATTCTCAAACCTAATGTGATACGGCCTAAACTCCACGTTATACTTTTCCATCTCCAACTGGACATGTCTTACTTGGTCGTTAGCGATGTTTAAAATCCTGGACCTCATCCTAGAAGACACTTCTTTAGTTATGTTACCCGAAATGACTTCTTTGTCAAGAGCATCAAGAATACCGACATAGATTCTTTTAATCTTGTGTTCGATGGCCCTTCCTAACTTCTTTTTCGAAGCTACGTGCCAGTTGTCCTTCTTCTCTTCCAGATGTTTACCGAGTCTCATTTTTTCTCCTTATAATGTTCCGCCAGGGTGTCTAGAGGTTATATCTCTAGTTGTTCCGTTCTGCCCCCTGCGCATCTTTCCCACAACGGCATCCGTTGCACCAATAACGCCTCTACTCTCTCTGTCTCCTCGTGGTCTCAATTCCTTCTCGTCTATTACTCCCTTTTCCTTAACTCTCTCCATCTGCCTATTCTTCCACGACTGAATAGAAGGAGAGTTTAGTTCTGCTACTTGTTGAACTGTCTTTGCTTTAATTATTTCTCCGTTGGTTGGCCTAATCTCTTCTCCTACCACTACGAATACTTCGCCGTGCCTACTTACCTTCTTCGATAGACCTAGTGGACCCTCTTCTTTTTTCTTCTTGTCCTTTTCTTTTCTCTTCTTGCTTTGTTCCTCGAACCACTTGTCTAGCTTTTCGTCATCAGCAATAATTTCGTCCGATGGACGTTCATAAGCTTCATAGGCGGAATCATAAACCTGGCTCCAGTACAGAAGCGCTTGTTGCTCCAAATCAAGCTCAATAAGTGGGCGGCCGAATAATGCGCCGCAGCTTTTGGAGCCGTTCCATTTAAATCGCCATGATGGCGAGCGCGCAATTTGGCGCAGGTCCTTCTCTTGCAGGAATCTGTTGTTATTTATTTCCAATGTTATATTGGTGATTAAATCAAAATCACTCTCCTGCTCAAAGTCCTTCCATGTATTCCAGTAGCGTTTTTCTTCATCGTTTAGTGTTGAACAAAATACTAGGGCATACATTCTATTAACTTCGGCCCACCGCTCAGCGCAGACAGATAATCTGTCCTGCCTCTCGGTCACAAGTTCATTCAGCTTTTTTTCTAGGGCCGCGCGTGATTTGTTAAAACGCCTCCACTCCCTACTGCCCTCGCTACAGTCAGCGAGAGTCTTGTCCATGTCTTCCAGTTTGGACTTTAAAAAGTCAATCTGTTCTTCTTGGGTGGGCGTCCAGATACCTCTAAGTTCTAGCTCTTTTCTTAATTCCTCTTCTGATAGAACACCGGCCTCTTTAGCCTGTTTGAATGAATCATCATAGATAAAATTAATCCAGTTGCGGTCTCTTAAGTCTGGAGTTTTAATTATTAGATATACGTCGTCAAGATTTTTATTCTTAACCCTAACGTATTTCTTACCCCACCCGATTTTGTCAATATGCTTGTCAACTTCGTGTGGAAACATCAACCATTCCTCTCTAAATAGAAATAGGGCACGCCACAAGTATAGCGCGCCCCACTTCGTCTAACAACCTTATTCCTTCCTTACGAGAAGGTGCTATGCGTAATAGTCAGGTCGTTGAAATTCTGGTAGTTGTAAGTGATAGAAACGTTATCGCCACCAGCCTCGCCACCGCTCCAGTCAATACTCTGTAGACGGTTCTTTCCGCCAAGGTCGATTACTAGTCCTTCGCACAAGCAAAGCTTAATCGCCTGGTTAGCAGTGTTCTGCTCACGCACGCAAGCGGCAGGTTCTTTCGACACGGCGTCAATCAAGTCACCCTGTGAGGTAATAGCCTCGATTGCGCAAGTTACTTCGATTGGGAAGGTTACGAACTTGAAGAATGGACGCTTCTTGCCAAGCTCGAAGATATCTTCTCTACCAAGGTCAGTAGATACCGTAATCGACTGAATGTGTTCCTTTAGGCTTCCTAGAGTTCCAGATGCACTTACGCCTGGAATTTCGGTTGGTAGACGCGAACAAGCCAAGTCAAAGCTCTCTCTACGCTGAACACCACTACCAAGGATAGTAGCATCTTCACCAATAGCAGTTGTGAACGCACCAACGCCTAGCTGTGGGTCAGAGTTCCACTGTGGGTTATATCCGCTTGGGAAGCCTAGAGGGGACGATGCAGTAGGAGTAATAGTGTGACCAGCGGCCTCTTGAGGATATGGGTCTCCACCTAGCTCATAGTCAGCCCAAATCTTATCGTTTCCAATAAGAGTTACAGACTCGGTAAAGTTACCGTCCACAGGGAAGGTATAGTTTAGCGAGCTTAGGAACATACCTGAGCCTAGAACCATCGAGATTGGCAAGCCAGTCGCGCGGGTCTTAGTGTCACTATAGATAGGAACGGCAACGTCAACCTTATATGACGCGGTCCGGTTGGTTAGACTGGTTGCTCCACGAGGACCAGTAGTCATGAAGTATAGAGGCTTGGTTCCGTCAAGAACCTTCTCTACAGTAAATTCAATTTCTGGTTCAAGTTCAACGAACTCATAGGTTTCAATCTGACCAAGCTCGAACACTTGCTCAAAGTTAAAAGTCGTGGTCATACCTACGGATTGAACACCTCTACCAACTTCCCAGCGGCCAGACGGTGCAACGTCTCTACCGGCACGGATGGGTACGATTTCGTTAGTTGGAGTTGTTCCATTCTGCTTGAACGCGACAGAGTGAATGGCATAGAATACTCTGTTATTTGGCATCTTAATCCTCCCTGGTTGGGCTAGTTACTACTATAAATACACCAAGAGTCGGCGACCCTAGAAGTTTGGATACACCTTTACTCTGAATTCTGCCCTGCCTCGTTCTACTTCGAACAAAGGCTGGTCTTTTTTTGCTCTAACTTCGTCCAAATATATTCTTCTCCAGAAGTATGAGTGGTGGACGTTAGAATATGTGTCATAGCTTTCAAATTGACTGTTCGTATCACCCTTATAGTTTAGAGGATACGGCGCATCGTTAAAGTTAATTCCTAATATAACACTGTGTTGCGCATCTGTCAAAATGTCTTCTATGAGGTCCTGAACGAAGTCGTCCCTCGACCATATATGGAATACACCAAAAAATTCGGACACTAGGCTAGCGGAACCAAGCTCATATCCTTTGCTGCGGCGGTCTATTATGTCTATGAACACAGATGGCAAAGTCCTAGATTTTGAACTTGGGTAAATGTCTGACCCACTAGCCTGTGGGTTGTCTTTAAATGCAGTCTCTATTAGCAGTGCCTTATTTTCGTTATTCTTTTCTGTGGCCTGATGCACTCCGACCGTCTTATGTGAGAATTGGGCCTGGACTGTTCCAGATATTACATTATTAAAAATAACTCTACCATTTGGGTAATCTATGCTGTGAGCATGAGCAGCGCTGTATAGTGGAGAGTTTGAATCTTTGGCGCGGAAAATTCCATTTACATAAACTCCGCTACAAACGACAGGAGGGGTTAGGCCGCTCTCTGCTGGAATAATTCCACTTTCATAGACCCAGTTTTTAAATGCGCTCTGGTATACAGTTCCACTAGTCATAGCTCCATCAGAGAAGCTTACTAATCTACTAAGGTCGTGGCCGTAAATATCAGCGTCGCCAGAAGGAATGTTTACGTAGAGACCGTGCGTCAACAGCTTATTGTTGAGCCAATATTCTAGATTTGATTTTACTAGAGCCTTTCTTCCCATTGAAGCCATTAACGTCCCTTTGCTATTTTCTCTGCCAACTTAGTTAACTTAGTTGTTATTCTTTCAGTTAATTCCATTGGTCCTATTGGGTGTGGAGGCATTCTCCATAGACTTCCTGTAACCATAATACCGGCTCCGGTTCTTGAAGGTGGGAATGAAAATTTACCAGCCAAGAATCGGCTGCCCGAAATTACCTCTCCATCAATATACCACTTCATCCAAGGTATTTCACCAATATCACTATCACTGGCATCAATCTTGGAATCTTCTAGCTCAAAGAAAGCTTCCCAATCAACAGTGACGGTCATCTGTCCTATTTGGCCATTAGCACTACTCCTCTTAAAACTAACTTGTGTGGCCTTTCCAGCACTAGCCAATAGACCTTCCCAGGCATCGTCAATTTTCTTTGAGAACTTTCCACCCTCACCAACACCAAGCTCGGCAGCCTCATCGTTACTAGGAATAAATTCAACTCTAGTTTGCCTGACGGCCATGTCTACTTCGTCAACCATTCGCTCTGTAGTCGCTTTGACGAACCTGTCTTTTAGAGCATTAACTACAACGTCTTTTAATTTCTTTATAAAACTTCTATTGTCGTCGATAGAAATTTCAACTTTAACGCCCGCCATTATCTCTCAACCTTAGTATTTTTCTTTTCCCAAAAGGTTACGACGTAATAGAGGTTGCCACCGAAGCCAGTAACAACGGGGTCTTTAACTAGCTTAACTGGCACGCCGTCTATTTCAGCTCCTATGCACTCCAGTATATGATTATGTGCAGCCACTACCATCTTGGTTCTAACGTCTGCATTGTAAATGCGGCCCGCGATTGTAGCCTGGCCACCAACTGAGTTTGGATTAAGCGGCTCTGTTATCCATCTAATGTTTGCGGTGTAGATTGTCTGGCGTGGCTCAAACTGGAATCCGTCACCACCACAAGCTCTACATGGCTGGCCATTTGTTCCTATGAATTTGTTATAGGTCTGATTAAACCTACAACCAACAGGACACGGCATTTTTACTGGAGGTAGGTGTAAGGTTACACTTCTTCCGCCGCCTATCATTACAGAGTCCATTGCCTCTCTAAATTGGCTTGCTAGTGAAGAAATTGGGGTGCCAGAGGCAGTTGGAGAAAAGCTCTGGTTATTTGCTACTATTGCCATTTACCAAATCAACTTTCCGTCAGTATTCTCTAGCTTAAACTCCAAAATTGCTGACTTAAGCTCCTCGCATGGTCCATGCTTGCTATCGAAATAACTCTGACGAACAGCCGAGCTAGCTCTATTGTCTAATGTCTGCTCACCGTCCTTAACGAACAGTCCGGCGCCGCCCGAATTTAATTCCTCGTTAAAATCTCTCTTTGCAATCAAGCATTCTGCCTGAAGCAATACTAGGTCGTGCATTTTTTCGCCAGTGTCGCTACTTGTAATTGCCCCCGTGGCATCAATAACAATTGGGTCAGAAAGGGCGAGCGTTCTATTTAAGCGGCGAGCAGCCTTAAGTAAAATAGCAATTAGCTGCGCATCACTTAGTGACGGTGCTGCGCTGTCATCTCCTATGTCTACTCGTATGTCACTAATAAGACTCATTCTACACCTTCTATCTTGCTAAGTATGCTGCGTCTCAGGGCGCGCTTCTCTATATCACTATACTCCCTATTACCTTTGGATACGTAGTCAATACCGACTAGGCGTGCAATATCAATCACTGTCTTAAAGTCAATCAACCAAAAGGTTGTAGGGGTGAATGATACGGCTGGGAATTGCTTCGAAAATTTCCTACTTAACCACTCTGAAGTAAATTCAAACTCCTCCAACCTATCCTTGTTTTTATGAAAAAAATCTCTAGTTACACTCGTTGGCCCAAACGACCCTCTGGCGTAATACTTTCCACACAGAGTCTTTCCATCTAGAGTAGTGCATCCCATAGGTTCTTTCAAGTAAACAAACATTATACCTCCAGAAACGAAAAGAGGAGTGAGACATTGAATCTCACTCCTCTTTTGATTTGTGCTAATCCTTTTGAGGGATTAGAAGGTTCCGAGGATAACTCTTCTGTTATCGAGAACTGCGAAACCGTGTTCCATCCAACCGTAGATACCAGCGCGCTGCTGACGGTGGAATTCTGGGCCGGCCTCGAAGGTCTGAAGCTCGGCGCGAATAGGCTGAACGAAGCTGTCATTCGTAGTCCTATCCAAGCCAACGCAGAACTGAACGTCAGTTGCGTCAACCGCTGCAACGCTACGACCAAGTGTAGTAGCAAGGTAAGTCTGATACTCTTGACCAACGCCGAACTCGGTCATGAAGTGTAGAGAGGTGTTATATAGGCTAGCTACATTGTTTCCGCCGCTTGTCAGAATCTCACGACGGGTTACTTCGTCGATTTCGGAGATATCCCAAGAGCGGATGTTCTCCATAGCTTCAAGCGAAGTATACAGGTCGGTTAGCTTACCAACTTGACCATTACCACCCGCGTTACGGGTCATAGAGGTCTGAAGCTTAGCAACAAGCTCCTTAGTAAACTGGTTCGGCTGAGCAACAGTGTCAGCTACAACGAGACCACGGCTATCAGCAGCAGCTAGAAGTGTATGCCATCCGTCTTCGTTAATCTTACGAACGAAGCCCATCTGATATACTCTTACTGCGCGTGCAACAACATCGAAGCGCGCCTCACGAGCATAGCGTAGCGACCAGTCAATTGCGTTAGCAATCGCAAAGGTTGGAACCCATAGCTCGTCACCTTCAACGTGACGCTCAGGCACTCTACCCTGCTTTGGCAGAGTAATAGCAGTGAAGTCAATATCTTCAGTGCCAGGACGGATAAAGTCCAGTGGATAGTTAGGAGTTGCACCAGGGGCTAGAACTTCTCTACGGAAGATTCCGCCTAGGTTATCTTCATCAAAAATACCCTCACGCAGTGGAGCATTTAGAGCAGCAGCAAACGACTGCATAGCAGCGGTTGCGACGGCGACGTTCTCCGAAGCAGTTGCCCTTAAGAGAGCAATTTGTTCGTCTGTCAATCTTACTGGCTGGGTATTAGCCTTAGTCTTATTTCCCATTTTTATTATTCCTCCGTTATTATTTTATTTAAATTATAGGTCGATACGAACCTTGGCATAGCCAAGGCTGTTCTTGGCGCTTAGGAAGCGGCCGACCTGTGGTGCTGGGTTTAGTCCGTCAGTGAGTCTGGTTGCGCCCATCCAACCCGATGGGTGGAGGTAAGCTGGCTGACCCTGCGAAGGGCTGCCAACAATAAGGTTTGACTCAATTTCGCCGGCAGTAATAAGACCTACAACTGCACCAATATCATCAACGTTACGCTGACGGTATTCTGGGTGACGGTCATAGTTCATATCCTCGATATCGCCCATCAGGACGCCGATTGGATAAACTGTCGAGCCCGTTGGGGCAACTCTGTATTCTACTTCACCGGCTGTAGTAGAAGCGCACGCGACGCCACCGCGCTCTGCGGCTGCTGCCATCGAATAGTCGATGTTGTCGTGGAAAATCTGTCTATTTGGTCCAAGTCCCATTGTAATTACTCCTTTATTTTACTTAGTCACGCTTGTTTGCGTTAACGACCGCAGTAGCCAAGCTACCAAAAGCAAGCTTTAGGTCGACGCCTTTGTTATTACTATCTACACCGGCTGATGGACTCACAGACGCCTTAATCTTTTCTAGAATCTTTGGGTCTGTAATTCCAACGTCTTCACTTGAGGCCTTGGCCTTAGCGGCTGCTTCAGCAGCAACCTTTGCTTCGGCAGTCTTCTTATCTTCTTCTGCCTTAGCTGCGGCAACCTTAGCTGCCTCATCAGACTCGGCCTTTTTCTTCTTGTCGTCTTCTTCTTCCTTCTTCTTCTTGAAATCTTCCAAAGCTGCGGTCGTTGCAGCAAGAAGTTCCTTAGTCGAAGAAACGAATGAAGCAAAAGACTCGTCGCTCATTTCCTTAGCGGAAGCTAGAAGCTTCTCAAGTCTGTCACCCTCAGCCTTTAGCTCGGTTGCTAGAACGCTACGGCGCTGTGCAACTTGAGTATCCTTTGCTGCCTGTGCTAGCTTGGCCTCTGCCTCAGCAAGCTTCTTAGTTACTTCTTCGGCCTTAGCCTTTGCAGCGGCAACGTCTTCTGATGCCTTCTTTTCTGCGGCCTCAACCTTTGCCTTTAGGCTAACAATTTCGCTAGCCATTGCTGTGCTCGACTGCTCAAGCTGAGCGGCCTTAGCGACTGCGCCCTTATAGTCTTCTACTGTAAGACCACCAAGAACGACTGGCTGTAGGTTTTTATTCTCATCTCCCATTTTCACTAACTCCTTTTGAATTACTTTACCGTCGGGATGTATCTCACCAATTATGTTACTAGCGATTGCCTTCTCATTATACACTTCACTAGCTTGTGCCTGAACTGGAGCACTGGTGATGGACTTAATTACACTGTTCGTATTCGCTGGTCGATATACAATACCTTTACCACCGAACACCAAGTTGCGCAATACTCTTTTTACAGAAAGATTGTCGTATGAACCCGTGCCGCCTCTAGCTCTCAAATTTCTATCCAAAAAAGCGGTCTGTTCATTTCTAGCAATAACCTTATTTCCTACCAAGTAGTCGTAGTTATCGAACCACGCCTCCATAGAAACAAATAAAGTTCCTTCCTTGGCACCCTTCTCAATTTTCGCAGTTAGCTTAGGAAATAGACTCCTGTAAAGAACTGCCTGGTCAATGATATGAAAGCTTGAAGGGATTTGAAAGTCTGGTGCCGAAGCCTTTACTTCATCAATGACGTTTTGTTGGTCATCAACTGCGTAGGTATTATACATTACACCAATTATTTGGTTTCCTGCAACTGGCTGACGTGGATTCTTGGCGAAGTCCTCATCTGAGACTTCTGAACCAGTTTCGTGCTCCCAATCAACTGGCTTGAGGCGTGGTGAATGGCGAGCCTTCCACATTTCGTCTGGAAGGAAAACATCATCATTCTTATTATCGCCAGTGCTTACTAGTAGCGAATCCATATAAAGGAGGTCTGATTGTGGAGTATCTACCACACCAGCAAAGGCCCTCTTTGGCCCATCTGTAACTCTAGCTTCAATTAGAATTTTTACTTTTTCTAGAGCCATAAATACCTCTACGTGTAAATACACCCAAGATTACTTTTTAGTGGCAACATCTTTCTTTGGGCGCCCAGGCTTCTTTTTCTCAATCAAAGGTATTGCACCGACGCCTGGGTCAACTGCTGGCGGGCTGGCAATTGGGCGAATATCCAATTTTTCTGCCTGGCCATTTACGGCAGGCTTGCCTTCATTTGGACTAATATGGACTGGCTCAGGAATAACTGGCTGGACATTCAATGAGCGCGCAACTTCTGGCTCATTTACCACAGCATTGTCAATTTCTGGCGGGAGAAGGTCCAAGCCCGCCTCTGCCTGAAAAGCCGCATTGCGGCGAGCCTTCTTCTGTAAGATGCGCGGCGAAAGCATATTATATATTTTCTCTCTATTGAGCCTGCTCATCTTCATTCTCCTCTTCTACGTATGTTAATGCGATAGCCTGGGCTCTTATGTCCCTACGTTCCTCCACAGTTGGAGAGCGCATGTTGTTTTCCATAAACGAACTAAACAACATTTGTTCCGACTCCAAAACGTCTGACGCGACTGTCAGGGTGTCCTGAGACATTATTTTCTGGACAATATCTAAAGTTACGTCTGCGTTGATTGATAGCCAACTTGAGACGGCAAATGACAACTCCTCTATGCCAGTTCTTTCTTCCTTTGTCAAACTCTTCTTGTATTTCTTTCCAGTAGACTCCAGAACACATCCAGTAATAATCTCCTCTACCGCCGTGTATAGGCGGGAAGCCGAAGCCTTATCAGTCTCATATTGCAAGAAGGCCATTCCTTTGGGCTTTGTAGACCTCTTCTTTGCTTGAGGTATCCCCTTGGAATTAGCTGGTCGTCCACCAATCTTCTTTCCGCCGTTCTTACTTCCCTGCTTCTTGATTACGTTATCTATCTTCTTGAATTCTTTTTGCTGCTTCATTTCCTTGTCCATGACCTGCATGTTAAGCTCTTGCTTCTTTTCCATTTGCTCGGTTTCGTGGTCAAGTTGCTCAATATCAATATCAGTAAGCTCAACAAGTGGGTTAATAAATGGACCATGCTTCTGTAGAATACCTTCGTCGTCCCTAAGCTCTTGCTCTCTCCTTAGACGTGCAAGCTCCATTTCAAAGTCTTCTCCGAATACTTCTAGCACGGCCTCTACTGATATAACATTTCTATCAAGTAGACCTAACACTAGGTTTTTTTCAGCATTTTCGTCACGCAGCGACATACGACCAAACTTGACCTTAGGAATATCCCTATGGCCCATAATCTCGGCAATCATTCTAAGCTGCTTATTAATCCACTTCTCTACTTCGTGTCTACCCTCTTCTAGACGCTCAAGTAGGGTGCGGACGCCAAGGAAGCCGTTCGAGAAGTTTCCACCGCCACCGCCACCAAGTAGGACATCTGGCACGCCAATACCACGTAGAATATCTCTATCTACAGCTTCGTATTTGTCGGCCGACAACATCTTCTCTACTGGTGGGTAGCTATGGATGACTTCGATTGCATCGTTCCAGGTAAGTGTCATTGCCTCAGTTGGGGTTCTTAGAAGCTCTGAGAACTTCCTCAAATATTCAGGGCCGGGAATAAAGCCGTTCTTATAGTCTCCAATTTTGAAAACCGTAATGGCCTTAATAATACTGTTACATACAGAAATATCACTTTGGCGTAGCTTGTTCTTATACTGGATATCTGCCATTACAGGCCACAGCATTGGGTCGGCCCATTCCTCATGGTCGTCCTTCATATAATGCATGGTCCATAGATTTTCTTGTTTCAAATCAACTATGCGGGTTTCTGTTCCGGCACGGTTCTTTTCTACTAGCTCCTTAAACTCTGGAGGTAGATTTACTTCTGTGTCGTCCAAGAAGTCTACATTCTCGGCCTTTGGCAATCGCATTCTATGAGCGGTCTTTTCGTCGAGCACAAAGACCCAGCGAGACTGGCCGAAATATTTATCTCCGATAGTATCCATCTGGAATGGATTAAGGAGAGTATATCTCCATGGAATCTGGCGAGCCTTTTCTGGCTTGCCCTTCTCAATCTCTACTTGCTTCTCTCTCTCGTCCTTTGCTGGGTCCTGAGTATCAGTGAATGCAGCCTGTAGTTTTAGAGTGGAAGCATTGGCATTTTTCATTGCCCTATAAGTATCTTCGTCTATGGTTCCCATAGTGCTGTATAGGAATACATTACCGAACTTGTAATAATAACGAAGTGCATCCTTTACTCGTCCATTAAGGTCTACGAGTTCTGCCCAACGCTGATAGAACCTTTCGATGGCACGCCGAGGATGTTTAATCTTCAGTCCTTCGGCCGCGAAATTTGCCATCAAATCAATGACGTTTTTTGCTACTCCAAAGCCCTTGTAAGCCTGGACGCACATAGCCATTTTCATTTTAGCTATTCTACTGAACTGTGAGCCGTAGTCGCTGTAGTGGCCATTGCCCATGGCGTTGTAAATGCCAACACCTTCCATGGCGCCGAAATTACCCAGACCCATCGCCATATCGGTTAAATTGCCGGCATCTCTTCCGTGGTATCCATATGGAGAGCTTCCCTCGCCCATAGGACCAAGCTGACTAAAGCTATTTGTGTCTCCAGGGTAGTGATATCCACGGCGCTGAATATCGAATGTGGATGCAAGCGCCTTGTATGGGTCGTTTGTCTCGATTGTCTCCGCAACAGACTTTTCAAGCTGACGGATAAATTCACCGTTAGCGAGCCCGTAAGAACTTATGCCAAGATTTATTTCGTTACCCATAATGTCTCCTCAATGCGATTGGTAATGCCATTGCATTGTAATACACCCTTTAAGCATAATCAACCCACTGTCCAAAAGAAGGAGCTTGATTGTTTAATGTATTATCCACTATATAGTTGCGTGCTGCCCATGACGACAGCAATAGTGCAGAGTAACGGTCTTTTCTTTGGTTTGATGTCAACGTTCCTTGCTGCGAGGCGGCAATTTCTGGAACGTCAAAGTGCTGCACTCCGGTCTTGGTTGCAGTAACTACGATTTTGCACATCTCGTCTTTTTGGTCTTCTAGCTCTGTCCAAATTTCTTCAGCATCCTCTCCTGCCTCAGCTTCAATGTTCCTATATGGAAATAGTATTTTTTGATGCTCAAGGTCGGCAGCGAGTCCATAGTTGGCTTCTGAAATCCAAGTTGGGCAAAAGTTGACCATTCCTAAAATATGAGCGCCATTGTAACGCCTGTGCTCTTCGTCATCGAAGCGCCAAATGAGTTGGTCTCCAGGCTCCATCAAAGCTTCTTCTTGGAGCAAATCCTCAACTGTTGTTCCGCCACCACCCGAGTCAACTGCAATGCGAACTATGTTAAACTTGCGCAGCAACTCTCTTACCTTCTTTACGCAAGCTGGCCAGTTCTTATTATTCATTGATGAGCAGTAGACGTTATGAAAGGTTTCTGGTCCAACTATCTTCACTATGGAGATAGCAAAGTTATCTGTCTTTCTAGCGGGGTCTATGCCCATTACGTATTGAGCGCCAGAACTTCCCCTAAGCTCAATTGAGAATGGCCTACCTCCAAACAATCCAGGAGTGGCGGCGTTGAGTATGCTTCGTTTGTAAAATCCATCTGAGTCTGTAGGGAATATACATCTGTATTCCATATTAAACAGTGCGCGTGGCATTGTCGCCTGCGCTTGTGCAATCTGCTTCTCGTCCATAAATGACTTTGGCAAGCCGTTAAATGGAACTTGAACAATAACGTAATCTCTGTAGTCTACTTGTCCATCTAGGTGGACTGCATTTTCATCATCAGCACTTTGATGTCTACTAGAAATATCTGTAGCTTTACCAGAGAACTTGGCATCAATAATATCTTTGTGGATTTTATAAAGCTTATAAAAGTGATTGAATTGAAAGTTGGCAGTTCCAGAATAAATAATCTGGTTGGAACTGTTGGTCATTCTGTCGGAAGCTTTCATTCTTCCTTCTTTAACGGCCCTCTCTTCTTCATGTCTCTTTTTAGCAGCCTCTACAGGGTCGGCTGAAACGGCCGCGAATCCCCTTACAACGACCTGGAAAATCTCAGGAGGTATCGAGGCAAATTCGTCAGTGATGATGTGAGTGGCGCGCTCACCTCTAATTTTTTCGCCGTTACCTAAAGGTAGAGCTTTGATGACGCTTTCGCCCACTCTCAATACTCGTGAGTCTGTAGGCTTCTCGATGCCCTTTTGGCAACAGTCTCTTAGCATAGGTGAGTAGTTATAGAATTGTTCTATGTAGTCAAAAACAATCTTACTCTGACGAAACGACGCCGCGACAATAACTATTTTACTGCCAGGGGTTAACATCGCGCGCAGGCAAGCATAGAGAGCAAGCATCCAGCTTTTGCCACCACCACGAGTCATTAGAAGGATTGGGAAGGTCTTATTCCACAAGCTGTCTAATATAACACTCTGGAATGGCGCAAGCATTACTGGCTTACTCTTCCACTGTAATGTGTGGTAAGCAGCCCAAGTTAAATTCTCCAAACAAATGTCTACGAATTCCTCGTATGGGTCTTCGAACTTTCCCATTCTATTATAGAAAGGGTTTACAATTCGAGCGTTGCCAACATCGTAGACGATTGGCATTCGAGTGCTTCCGGCATCGTCCAATACTTCTAATACTGGCTCTGGAGGCAATAGAATTTCTGTCATTAAATAATTCCCTCTTCGCAATACTTAAAGAGCTTTGCTAGGAGGAGGCGTGCATATTCACGCGCCTTGTCTATTCTGCCTGCAAAAATTACATGGACTCCATGTTTTACTTGGAGCGATATTAGCTTGGCGTGGATATTTTCGGGCGGCAGCTTACTGTATTGATAGCCAGCACTTACTTCTGCAAGGGTGCCCTCAATTATTAAATATTTGACCTTATGGTTTTTTGCCCTATTAAGCTCTCTCAAGAAGCGTTCGTAATTGGCACCAAGTGTTCCCCACAAGTCGCCAATTGTTTTGCGCTCAACCATCACCTTATCTTCGTAACCTTTTAGAGAATAATCTCCTACGTCGAGCTTTACCTTTTCCATTCCTTCGCAATTAGCGGAGGAGCGGAAATTCCAACCACAGCCGTCCTGCTCTCTAGTGTCACGGATTATTGTGAATTTCTTTTCTTCCTTTGCCATCTACTTCTTCCTTTATTACTTCCTTCTGATTGGAGCGACGCCTCTTGGAAGTATGGCGCTTTTCCTTGCAGTGCTTTCCCCACTCGCCATTTAGCTGAGCATTGGACTTATTTCCTAATTGGGCCATTTTAACCTCCTAGTAAGTATTTCATCTTATCCATATCATCTTTAGCCCTACCAGTCATGTATGACATAACGCCGGCAGTTCTGCCAGCTTCCTCTCTATTCTTCTTATCCATCAACGCCCTAACTATAGTTGAGATGTTTATTTTTTCTTCCCTATTAGTTTTGAGTCTTTGCTCTCTAGTAAGGTTTAGTTTCTCTTGATAATCAACATAACGCTTTTCCATTTCGTTAAGGTCTTTATAGAGATATTGTTGTGGTGGGCGGCGGTCTTCACCCTCGGCGTCGTGATACTCGTCCATCGCATCCTTTATTTGGATTTGGACTCTTAACATCTGAATCTCAGTCATAATCATATTATGAAGGAGGTCTTCCTCTTGAAAAGTAATTGTATCAATGGCGTCGAGGAATTCTACATACTTGCGCTTGTAATAATCAAGCTCGTCTGGAAGTAGAATCTTTAGCAAGTTACTATAGCGGAAGTTCTCGGCAAACTTCGTCTTATAGAACTGTATGCGGTCTTCTTTGCTTAGCGTTGCCAGCGAATATTCGGTAGGCTTCGCAAATATTGAATCTTTGCGCGTGGTATTTTGCGGGCGACCATTAGCTTTAGACAATCCTAGCTTCTTGCGCCTCTTTGCTACTGAGATATCATCTCTGCCAATCTTCTTGCCTAATTCCTCATCCGTCATGGTAGCCCAATGTTCCATAATAAGGGCGTCTTCCCAAGCTGCGAAGTGTGACCTTTTGCCAGCAAGAGCCTTCTTTACGTCATTTAAAGCAGCCGGGTCATCTTTTTCTTTTTTAGCCACGCTTCGCCTCCCTAATGTCTTTCCTGTAAATAGTCCATGGCTCACCTGGGTCATCACCATACTTGGTTACGGAACTCATATCTGGCCCCAATTCATGAATGAGGCTTAATCCACCACCAACATAACCTATGCAGTAACAGGCCCCACCAACGGAGCCTGTAGACCATACCTTCTTTTTTTGCAGGTAACCTTCTTGTTTTGCAGGAAGTTTTACTTCGCTTCCATTTTGAAACTGAACGCGAAGCTGCGTAATAGATATGTCGTTTTCTACTACATAGCATGAGAGTCTCTCCCAGGCAATTGTCTCGCCTGGCTTACAATCCTCAAAAATAGTTTCGCCATTTGAAAGTGAAGCTATCCATCTATTTGGAGGAACGTGTTCGTCCACTCTCTTTGTAACGTAAACCACTTCCGTCTCCTATTCCTGGTTTAGAGGAATTCAGTCTCAAAGTAAAACCCAATTTGTGTCTTCTGACCAATGCTAGTTGGAGTAGCAGTCAGACCAACATACCAGCGATGGGTTCCACTTCCGTATAGGTGGTCTTCCATAGTTAGAGTTGAACCGGAGCCATAAATTTGAGTCCAGCTTGTATCGCCAGAACCTCTAGTTAATACAGAGTGCTTTAGAATTTCCGCAGCATGAATAGTGACGCCCGATGGGTTGTTATTAATGTTCGCGCGGTCAAATGCTCTAAACGCAGTATTACGCGTCTGCACTGCTGTATCGTTTGTCAGAGTGATTTGTAGAGAAGCTTCGTCGTTATTTACTTCCTTCAACTCTGTGGCAGTAAGCTCGCTAGCTACATATGCACCAGATGCGTTCGCATAACGCAAGTTTGGGCACTGGCCATGGTTCGCGGAACCATTATCAGTTGTTACGAACGAAGTGTTGTTATACTCACCAACTCTAATCGAGTAGCCGAAGTTAGCGCCGAAAAAACCAAAGGTGTCGTTTGCACCAGATTCGGCTGGCAGAATGGTATTTACTCCATCGCCGCCCTTCCATCCAATAGTTGCAACCATGATTTACTCTCCTCTCAATGGGTTTACCCTATGATACTATTCTCTTAAATACACTAGAAGCTATGACTTGCGCCAATACTTCTAGAGGTCCTCTTTTTTACTAAGCAGGGCTTTAACAGCCTTCTGAACCTTTCTACGCTGATTGAGAGTCACTTTATTTCCTTGACCCTCTAACATATCATTAAATGGTTCATGAAGTTCTTGAGAGAGTTTTTCCAAAATAAAATCCCGCAAGTCTCTAAACTTCGCATTTCGGTCTTCTTTGTCGTCCCTTATGACATCGCCAATTGCATCAATATTAACTGGGTGTTTGATGCCAATTCTTTTCTGGATATTCTCCTTATGCTTAAGCCATCTTTTACATACCCCATCCAGGTCGCTCGTAAGATATTCGTCGCCATGAAGGGCTAAGCAATCTTCCTTACAGGCCGCTGCCGGACGAATATAATTATCCCTCTTAAGGTTCTTTAATCCGTTGTCTACACATCTGCCAAAGAAATTTGTCCATCTCTCCTTTTCTATAAGAGAGGTGTCGAAATGCTGTAGTGCCCTATAGCATATGATTCGAATTTCTTGACCTATGTCATCTGGACCATAAACATCAAAGGAGAAGGAATGAGACTTTGTAGATACTAAGTATTCTACAATATACTCTATGTCCTTATAGGCTAGTTGTAACCTCTCCAGTTTTACTGGCTCCGGTATTATCTCTGAGTTCTCCAATTGTATTCCTCTTTAGTATCTCTTCTTCAGTTAGGCCAGCTGTGGCCTTATACTGAATGGTATTTAATTCCTTAGATTCTTTAACAGACACATGTGCCTTCAAGGTAATTTTATCGCTCATGTTTTCTCTCCCTTACACCTTTGAATTTAAACTCTTCGGCCATTTCATCTACAAGCGAAGTCATCTCCTCTTCGCTTATTTCCTCAAACTCACCTCCGCACGTTTGAACGGAGTTTAGTCTAACATCTCCTAGTTTGAGAGCTTTGTCCCAATTTAGCCTGACTCCATGGTCAAGCGCATCCTGAGCATCAAGTGTTTCATAATCACTAAACGCCCCACATGTTATTTCTACACCTTCGATATCAGGCCCAATAGATAAATTCGCGCATTTCTTGCATTTAAAGTATTTTACCACAAAGACTCCATTCCGACCCACATGGGTCCACCGTCACCTTAGATAAGAAAAGTAACACCATTAGAGTAGAAGCGCAAGGACTAACTACACTTCGAACTTCCGCAATTCTGGCAACGTGGACAACCCTCTTGGTAAACAAACTCAGTTCCATCGCAAAATGGGCATTTGTTAGATGAAAGCATTCTAGAGCCTTCTCCAATATATTTCTTGAGCACTCTACCCAATACTTTATTCAAGTCCGTTACGTTTCCCTCTTTTCCTAACTGCTCAACCAAAAACTCAATTGGAGTGCCGTGGCGTAGTGCAGTGGACACTAGGCGAGTTGCCCATCCAAATTGGTCGCCGCCATCTGTAAAACAGAGCTTTGATACAATGTCATCAATTGACTCACAATCGTTATCAAATACCAAACTATACCTACCCTGCGCTCTTCTTACAACTTTGCCAGTCTTGCACTTGTTTGGAATGTCAATCGTAGAAGCTGGGCCGCCAAACATCTCGTAAGGCTCTCCATTTAATAGACCTACAATAGCATACCACTTACGACCCTTTACGGAAACTTGGTGGATTTCGCACGCCAATTCCTTAGGACGCTTTGGCGCCATCATTCTCACAACGCTCTCTGGCCTTACAGTTGTATCAATCTTCTTATTTGCGGCGCCTTCTTTTTCGTCAACCAACACTCCGTCACGCGAGCCGTCAACATATACAGTAACGCCCTTTAGACCGCTCTTCCATGCGTGCAAGTAAATCTGTCCAACCGTCTCCTTGCTAGTCCCCCTTGGTAGGTTGATAGTTGATGAGATGGAGTGGTCAATATACTTCTGCAACGTTCCCTGAAGCTCAACGCGGGCCAGCCAATTAATATTTTCTGACTCTACAAAGATATCAGGGAGGGCATTTAGGTCGCCACCAGTGGTTTCTGCCCAATTTGCAACGTTGTGATGGTGGACCTTAAATTCCATCCAGTGGTCACCCAAATCATCAATGCGGTCCGTTCTAAAGCCGGGGTCTCCTGGGTTTCCCTTCTTCCTTCTAATGTGAGCATTTTTGAACACAGGCTCCATACCAGAGGAAACTTGGAAACGCTTGAAGCTTGGGCCAGTCTTAGAGACCAACGAAACGGAACCAGTAGGAGCGTTAGTAAGGAGCGCAATGTTCCTTCTTCCGTGAACTGCCATCCTGCGCTGGATAGACTCTGGCAAGCTCTTGATATACTCATTATCCTTTTCGGTTTCCCAATTAAACTCAGGAAATGGGCCACGGATAATAGCTAGGTCAATGGAAGTATTGTAGGCAGTATCCCTAAGCTCGGCACCTAGAGTATCAGCGAATGCCAATGCATCCTTACCATCATATCGGAGTCCTAGCTGAGCCATGGTATCGGCCAAGCCGTGAGTGCCAAGGCCAACACGACGACCACGTTCGCCAGCCTCACGCAACTTGCCCCACATAGTGCGCTCTAGCTCATCTTCGCACTTCGATAGAATCTTATCAATCAACTCCAACTCGATATCGACCAAGTTATCGGCCATTTGAGTGGCAGTAGTAACATCTCTTCTAAAGGCACTCCAGTCGAAGTAAGCCTCTGGAGTAAATGGATTTCGGACGTAAGCAGTTAGGTTGATGCTTATTAGGCGGCAGGAGTCATAGGGCGACAGACAAATTTCGCTGCATGGATTTGTTGATGTAGACCTAAATCTCTTGTAAGAGTGAGCAGGGAGTCTCTTGGTCATACGGTCCCAAAAGATAAGGCCGGGCTCGGCACTTAGCGTTGCGTATTTGATAATAGTATTCCAAACGTCGCGCGCTCTTACCATTCTGCAAAATACAGGAATAGTTCCCTCTTCACATGGGAAACGCTGCTCGTATTCAGTATCTTTGTCTACCGCTTCCAAGAACTCGTCAGTTAGACGAACTGAGACGTTAGCTCCAGTTACCTTCTTTTTATCCGCTTTCATAGCGGCGAATTTTTCAATATCAGGGTGATGGACATTCATGGTTAGCATCAAAGCTCCACGGCGACCATCCTGCCCTATGCGGCGCGTAACTTCGCTGTATAGGTCACAAAAGGATGCTGGGCCAGTCGTCTTGCGCGCGGCATTATTTACCGACCAATCTTCTGGACGTAAAGTACTTACGTCAACGCCAACGCCACAGCGGCGCTTATAAAGCTGTGCCAGTTCAGTAGCGGTCTTAAAGATACCACCAATTGAGTCATGTGGACTCTCTACTACTACACAATTGGATGCGCTCATCACTCTCAATTTATTACCAACCGCACTCATCGGCGAGCCTTGCGGAACGATGCGCTCAAACTCAAGCATCGCGCTGAGATACTCCGAATATTTCTCCGCTAGATTAAATCCATACTTCTCATGGTCTACGCGGGCAAACTCGGAAGCCAGTCTCTTATGCATGTCGTGAGGAGTCAATTCGTGGTAACGACCCTCATTGTCCTTTACTGCATACTTGTCAGTCCAGACAGACGCCTCTAGCTCGCCACCGTTGAAATATTCCTTGGTGCAATTCATAACCTCTTCAAACGAATACGTTGCGCTTGACATAAAACCTCCGAGAGCTTTGTAGTAAATAATTATGGGCCGTTGCTCTTCCAAGCTGCTTCGGCCCTTTGTTTTAAATTTTCTTTTATCTTATTTGAGCAATGAGAACTTTACTCGCCTATCTCTTCAAGGTCTTTATCTTCTGGCTCTTTTTCAATTCTGCGACGTGATATTAAAGACTTTTGTAGCTGGACGAGTTCTTCACCTCCAAGGAATAGGTAGCCTTCCTTCTTCAGTCTTCTCAAAAACACATTAACTTTATCTATAATCAAATAGTCAGCGCCGTTCGCCGTAAGGTGGTTCTTCTTTCCATGCGTCACAAGATAGCACATTGGGGTGCAGTAAACAATGACTATAGAGTCCTTATTAGCCAATACATAAATAATAGTATCGTGCAATGCCTCTGCGTTGAAAATCGCTACGACAGGACCCATATCGAGTTTCTGTGCGAATTTCCCAAAGGCCACGGCACGGTTTCCAGTCTCTTTACTGAGCGGCATGTCGGCCATCTTCGTCCTCCAGTCTTCTTCTTCTTAATACACCTTCGGGAATTAAGCATCTTAAATCCCTTACAACTATCACTCACTATACAGTAGAGAGTTTTTCTCTCGTCGTCTTTCAAGCCCCTTGAAAACTTTCTTTTCCCGCACTCTTATAGAGTAGGGGAGATGAAGAGATGAGAGGCGTCGGCCGCATTAAATTAATCATCGCAGAGCTTGAAAAATACTGGACTAAGAACCCAGACCTTCGCCTGTGTCAAATTATCGGGAATATTCTGGAGACAACAAAACAGTGTCCTTACTGTATGGGGTCTGGATTTATAATGCGGTTAGGAAAACACGAGTGCTGTATTCGGTGTCTCAGTAGTGGATACGTAGATGTAAGCACTTACAATGTCGAAGACGACATTATCTTGAAGAAACTAACAGAACTAAATTTGCAGCATGAAATGAAGGAGCGTCTATCGTGGGGAGCTATGTAGTAATAAATCATAGATGGGTTTCAGAAACAGTAATGGAACCCTGCGGGGCGCACTACGTGCCTAAAGTAGTAGTGAGAGATGTTTATACTTGTGACTTGAATACAGCGCAAGCCGTGACAGTAGAGGAATAACTCGTGATAGAACTAGATACTAAGGTTTTGGTATTAGACACTCATTACGATGGCGCACGTAAATTCGTGGGGCAAACTGGCTTCGCTATAGGTAGAGTTCCTAATGGTTGGACTGAGGAAGAGGATTTGATATTGGTAGAATTTGACCCCACGAAACTTTCATTCGAACAAGTCTTTGGAGACCACTATGAAGACCCTAGGTGGAACGATTGCTGCTTTGAAGGAATGGAAGATGAACACCAGGGAATTTTCTTAAGGAGTTTTCCTACAAAGAGTGAAGGAATACAACCCATCGGGTCGCCTACAGACTGAGGAGGGAGCCAAGGTAATTGACGTAGAGTTAAAGAAGCTCCTAGAAAAACATCACATCGCCTACGCTGACAGAGTGGCCAACAGGGACGCTCCGAGAATTGTCTGCAAGGACGTGCTGATGATATTGGGAAAGGTGCAGCCGCCTCCTGTTATATACTTTGGAGTCGAAAAACTATGATATTTCTAGGAAACGGAGAATGTTCCCAGGATATGGTGAACGATAGGATAATCCAATTCTTGGACCTAATCACACATCTTGGCGGCTTACAACAAGGGCTTAATAGTAAGAAGGTTCTTAACAAATACAATAGGAAAGCTAAAAGATTTGCCCGCCAAATAAAGTTTGACCTCTTAACGAATAAAGTTGGTGACCTCAAGCTATACAACTCGCCAGAATACTTAAAGAAGGTTAGGGCGGCATTTGAGCAGCTAGACAATGCTCTAGGCATTGCTGCTAGAGAAGAAAGAAATAAGTGGGAAGTTGAGGAAGACGAAGAAAGGAACATTCCATTTTGAAGATAGCTTTTGATATTGGTGGGGTCTTGAGTAAATACCCAGCGGAGTTTAGAAAATTGCTCGCTGACCTAGATGGCAACGATGACATAGAATTGTTTGTCATAACAGACATGCATGACAAGGATGAAGTTGTTAAGCAGTTGAATGAGAATCTAGGCTACTTCTTTTCACCAAAGAATGTTTACTGTGCTGACTATGAAAAGCATGGGGAACTCTGTAAGGCAGTTCTGTTAAGGGACTTAAAAATCGACATGTTCTATGACGATTTCGTTGGTTACACAATGTGGCCTCCACACTTTGGGCCAGCCCCAATAAGAATGTTGGTCATGCCTGATGGTTACAGACCTTATTGGCATCCTGACTGGAAATGTTCTGGTGGTGATTTTGGCCGCCGGGTTTACAAAGGAGAATAGAATGCACTTTGATGCAGAAAAAGCTAGAAAAGCAACAAACGTAATCCTGGTTAAAAAAGAAGAAGAATACAGAATGGAAGCTTGTAAGGTTGCAAGGGAAAAGTCTCAGCAATTCAAAGCCGGAGAGTATGATGCTTTTCAAAGGCTTGGAGAAATTGAATCACTAATATGCTTGGAAGCTGGCAAAGGAAGAGGGTATGCGACATATCAACATGGTCCATTTGAATGGAGTGGCCCAAAGCTAGCTTACTTAGAAGGACTAAGTAGCGTTATATTATCAGAGCTTACAAGTAATGGATATCAAGCTGTGGTTAATATAATCGGCACGAAAATTTCAGGAACACTAATGTTAGACGTGGGAGTGGGGTGGTAAAATGGAAACTGAAGCAGTAGTAATAGACTATACAAACTGGAAGGGTAATAGACGCTTCAGGCGAATTGTGCCAAAGCCCAATGGTTTGGAGTTCCGAAGCAATCAATTCCATCCAACTAAACAATGGTTGCTTGAAGCTTTTGATTTGGATGATAGGGAGTATAGGAGCTTTGCTCTCTCCTCAATCCATTCGTGGACTCCTCTAGGAGAGACAAGATGATTAGATATGTGCTAGGCTTCCTATTTAATAATGGGGAAGACAAAGTAGTATTGATTAGGAAGAATAGACCAGAGTGGCAAAAGGGCCGCCTGAACGGTGTTGGTGGTAAAATTGAAGGCTGCGAGACTCCACGCCAGGCTATGATAAGGGAGTTTAGAGAAGAGACGGGCGCCAAATGGGAAGACTGGAACCACTTCGCAACCCTACAAGGCGAAACCTTTTTAGTTGAAATATTTAGAGCATTTGATACTGAGACGCTTGGTAAAGTCCAGTCTATGACAGATGAATGGGTTGAAACTCATGACATAGAAGATATTACTTCGGGCCGCCTCTGGACTATTAGTAACTTGGCATTTTTAATCCCGCTGGCTATAAATCCAAAAGACATCCGTCTACCAGTCGTATTCAATTACGACAAATAAAGGAGAATGAAATGAAAGTTAAATATGAACTATCGCCTGAAGACGTAAAAAGAGCCATTAGAGAATATTTGGGACTGAAAGCTACTTCTACAGTTACGTTTAACATCTCAAATGATTTTACGGACTACCAGGAGACCTCGCGTGTAATAAAATTTGAGGGCGCTGAAATAGAAGACGAGCCGCAAGACCAGGCGAAAAAGAGGCCGGCGACACCAAAAAGAAAGAAAGAGCCGCCGCATTCTCCCTCCCAACTAGAATTAATGGGCCACTAAATGGCGGGCCAGGCAACTTCCGAACTTACTAGTGAAGAAATTATAAGGGCAATTACTTCCTTTTATGGGTATCCCGCCGACGCTGAAGTTATCTTCACTACAAAGACTCTTCCGCCGCGCGAAGGGTCATTATTTAATTTCCCAATGGATGTAATAGACGGGGCGAGGATAGCATGGAAAACGGACTAGTTAAAAACAACCATCCTTTTTATTTCTCCTATGGAGATGGTATAGGAGAAAAGAAATACCCAGCCCCATTAAATGTATTTGAGGCTAGGGAAATAACTGAGCGCAAAATAGAGGAGATGAAAGAAGAGGAGAGGTTATCCTGCGCTCTACAGCGAATGAAAACTGAAGAGTATAGGAGTGGAAGGGCGTATGGGTCTCAGTTTATTAAAGAACAAATTTGGGGGCCTATTAGGACCGCCGCCGAAAAGGGTTTAAGTGATATGACTACATCTATGAGTGGTCAATATGGAATGAAGGGTAAGGCTCATTATGAGGGCATATTGGACGTAATTATTAATACGCTAAGACCCGCAGGCTTTGAAGTTAATGGTAGTATAAAGAAGAGCCCGAACTCTTATTGGTTAATATTTACTGTAACGATAAGTTGGAAATAATGCACGAAGAATTAGAAGGTTTTTACTAATGGGACTTGTTGCGACTGTGAATATGGTGGGGCGGCCGAAACAAAATGCGATATTAGAAAAGACGGCATTCATTGCGTTCATTGGTGGGATGGGCCAGACGAAGAGGGTGATTAATGGATGAAGTAATAGACGTAATAATCAAGGACACGGTTAAGGTCGAAGGGAGAGGAACCATCTTTGTAGTAGAAAAGGAAGGTTCGCCTGTTCCACTGCGCAAACTGCGGCGCGCGACAATAAGGGTGGACGGCGCCATTTATAATGTAGTGGGCTTTGAATGCTGGTGCTTACCAGAGGACGTTGAGTTGAATGTTGCGGGCTTATTGGTTAGACCTCAAGCCGCCTAAATTGAGATAAAACCGGCCCTGTGAGGTTACTAGTTATTTTTTAAGAGACTGAAAGAGGAACTGACTGGAGCAGAGGGATTATATAGAGTGGGCAAGTGAGATATGCGAGCCCTCCAGTGGGTATTAGGTGAGGATAGTTGAGGATAAACGATTCTGGAGACTTTCCATATATTTTAAAAGCCACCCCTGTCCATATGCGCCTATACGAATGGTAATAATTCGAAAAACCCCCCACCCCCTAGCAAACTTCGGACCGTGAGCGCTCGAGAAATGCGCTCAAAGCAAAGCACGTTCCAAGACAAATGCTTGACGCAAATTCGAGAGAGCACAAGCAAATCCCATGCCCGATGTAAGTCTAGTAACTACGCAAGTAGTGAATATGGGCCTATTGACGCATTAGATGCCCGCCATTGAACGCGTGAGGGTCTAGGTGCTACGGGTCAAATATCCAATCCAAATGAAGCCTTGCCCTTCTAATAACTTCGCCCTTTTCTTACATACCTAACGAAAACCTAACGACGCTCCCTAACACAAACCTAACGACGCTCCCTAACACAAACCTAACGACGCTCCCTAACACAAACCTAACGACGCTCCCTAACACAAACCTAACGACGCAAGTCCTTTGTTTTCAAGGTGTTATAACATCAATCACGGCATGTTCGGCACGCTTCTTGCTTGCGTTTTTAACTGGCATAACACTTGCTTGTGAGACGAAGCGTAATACGTCGCACGAAATGACACGTAACGCTCCTATTTCGCTATAAATCCGAGAAAAATCCAACCGAGTAATGGCAATGGGTTACGACTGAGTGTTTTCAATGGGTTAGAGCTAACCCTAGCAACGGTGCCGCACTAAATTCTGAAACGAAGGTAAGACCTAGAAAACAAACAGCTTGGAGCTTTTGCAGCGGAACGCTTTTGAAACGGCTGGCCTATAGGTAGAGAGACTCTGGATTCAAGCCCGATTCTCTTGTTTGGTCTTTCACAACTAAGCTTGCTTCCACGCGTGAGACGCTAACGAGCCTATCTAGGCTCAATGGCCAGTAACGCATGGTGACAAGCTTCCCTTACCAACGGGAGGGAAGCGTAGCAAGCGGCCTTTGAGCGAATGGAATTTCGCTAAGGGATTCACTTAACAAAGCCATAGCTTGTTAGGTGCGAGATAATCAGTCTATGGCTCGAAAGCGCCTAGCGTCGAGTGACGCCGCACAATGGACCATGGCAATGCAACGGGAAACCTTGCGCTATGCGTTGTGCCCCGGTTCGAATCCGGTAGGTAGCGATTTGGGGGTGAATCGTGGAAAGGTTAGGTGTCCGTATGGCTCGCAAGCTTCAGGAGGTTTACACGGTTGAGGATTTGAGAGACGGTAGTTGGGCAACGTGGCAAGCGGCAATGGGCAAGAATGGGACATACGTTCTGAGCTTGCTTTGTGCGCGGGAGAATAGCGCACAAGAATCGTATAAGGAGGTGGCGCGCGTTTCGTTCCTTTCCGACGATAGCGCTGAATTGGTGATTTTTCAGAACGTTGTGCCGCACAGAATTAAGGCGACGAGCTTCTTGCCCCATGTTCTCATGGCCTATGGTGTCAAGGTTCGAGGTTATGAAATGGGCGCGGGAATCCTGCCCGATTGTTTCGAGCTTTTGCCCGCGTCACGGTGCACGCGTTGTATGCGCATTCTGACTCGCCCCGAATCAATTCGAACCGGGCTCGGTGACGAATGCGCCGGGCGGCGCGCGCGCGCCGGAAGTAAGTTCGAGCGAGCCAAGCAATTGGGCTCCGCTGAGGAAATGAACAGACATATTCGGGCGCGCAATAAAGAGCGCGAAGCGGAAAATAAGTTTAGGCTACCGATTCGGTAGCTTGAAGCTCTGTATAGGCTTATCGGGCTTTTCTTTCAACATCAACTGGAGGTGTCATGCTCATTCGCATTGTTCGGGCAGGCTTTTGTCCGTGCGGTTGCGCTATCCGCGTCAGGAAGGGTGACTCGGGCGGTTACACTGTCATGGGCCGCCGAGTCCGTTGGGTGGTGATTTAATGTATACTCACAAACACGAGGTTATCATGCGGGACAATGTCGAGGTTTTGAAGGACGAAGCGAAGCTACTGGACAGATGGCTGCGCTATGGTCATGACCTGCGCGCATGGGACGTTTACCAAGAGGAGGCTCAATCGACTGAGACTGAGGAATAAGCACTAGTTCAATGGGTCTTTATGGGATAAATACCTATCTTGCCCTGCTTAGGAATTAAGCTTATTCGTTATACTTCAACAAACACGAACACGAGGTTATCATGCGGAACAATGTCGAGGTTTTGAAGTCTCACAGACGGGCCATGGTGGCCGTCCTCGTCGTAATTGACGCCTGCTCTCGCGCGCTTAGCGACCAGCGCGCGGACCAGCGCGTTGCGCACGGTCGTCGGGTCGCGTTGTGGCAGAGCGGCGGCGCAATCGCGCCCAGGGAGCGCGCGGGCGCGCTCTGCTGCGCCTTCTTCGCCGCTTCCTACCGCTGCTAGCTCAATAGGCTTTGTAGGATAAATACCTACCTTGCCTTTAACCCTTAACTCGGAGATTTCAATGGCTCGCATCACCATGTCTCACGAATGGTTCTCGAAGATTCTGGCGGATTACTCCAATTGGCTTTTTGCTTGGGCAAGGGAAGCGGGGCAAAACTCGCTTGACGCGGGCGCTACCGCAATCCGTTGCAACGTCGAATTGCGCGACGGAAATACAGTTGTCGAATGGGCCGACAACGGTAAGGGAATGAATCGAAGCGTGCTCGAAACGCGCTTCATGGCCGTTGGCGGCTCGCTAAAGGGCAACGGCGACGCGGGCGGTTTCGGTGTCGCAAAGCTCGTGTTGGCTTTCGCTCAAGTTTGCTATTCGATTCGAACGGGTTTCTTGTTCGTCACTGGCCGTAATGACGAATACGAAATCATGGAAACGAGCGAAGAGGTTAAGGGTCTTACCCTAACCGTCACCATGGCCGGTGACGTTGTGCAACGGTTTACCGAATGCGTCGAGCATTGGGTTAGGCATACGACACCGAACCGGCCGGTTTGGTTCTATCTCAACGGCCAAGCCTTGCGTTTCATGCCTTCCCTTCCTGCGCCCGCGAGTGTCCAGGATTGGTGTTCGATTCACGTTCTCAGTGTCGAGGATAACCCGAAGCTTAAATCGGGCGTGAAGGTTAGAATCAACGGCCAGTATATGTTTAATACTTGGTCGGAGGTTTCCTCTTGCATTCTTGTGGAGCTTACCGGGTCAAGCCTTGTTTACCTCACGTCCAATCGTGACGGTTTACAGGGTGGGTATCGTGACAAGCTTTCGAAGCTTATTAGCCTCATGACGAAAGACCCTGACGTTTTGTGCGATACCGAATCCGACAAAATCGAGCTTTACGCGGGTGAGCTTGGTCCGGCCGTCGGGGGCGCGATTGATACGACGCAAGCCCATGGCCGTAAGCTTGTGACGAACAAAGCGCCCGATACGGTTACCGTGTTTGACGGCGAGCCTACCGCAATCGCTTCGGGTGATTCGGACGATTCGTCGTATGGCTCTGAAGTTTGCGAGCGTCCCAGCGCTAAGGTTAGCGGGAACGATTTGGTTATCATGAATAAGACGAACAAGCCTATTCCGCACAAGTATACCGTGGTCGGGATGCGTCCCATGGAATGGCGCCTCTTCGCGAAATGGACGCGCATTGTCCAGGCTTGCGCTACGGCTTTGGGCGTTCGTCGTGCGATTCGCACGGGATGGGTTTTCTCTACCAGCGCCCGCGCTATGCACAAGAGGAATGAGAAGCTTGGAACGCTCGTGTTGCTCAATCCGTGCGAGCTTGAAGGCAACGAATGGGTTAAGGGTTTCGACACTTCTAAGGATTCGTTCTTTACCCTCGTTAGCCTGGCGGTTCACGAGCTTACGCATATCACGCATAGCTACCACGACGAGGAGTATGCTAGTGCGCTGACGCGTAACATGGCGGTTATTTTCGCTAACATGGCTTTGATTAACAAGGCCAAGTAAGCGAAGGGATATCTAGTCCAGTCATTTGGGAGCTAACTACTCCCTTTGACATTTTAGGGGAGTTTGGAATACGTTGGTATGGACCAATTTATTGCAAGCTCTAATTTCGGGGCTTTGGCCTTGAAGGATAATTATCTTCCGGCCTATTTAACGATTAAGTAGCGTTAGATTTGTTCTAACGTTTTACTTAATCAAAACCGGCATTTTGCGTGTCATTTGCGTTTCTTGCTCCCGAGACGCATTTGCAACGTTTCATTTGCGTCTGAGACGCTTTTGATACGATTCATTAGCGTGTCATTCGTTCCATATGCGACTCTTGAGACGTATTTGAAACGGAAATGAGACGCTAAAGAGACGAATGAGACGTAAAAGAAACTAATAGCTAAATATGAATGAAACGTAAATGTGATGAATAGTTCGTTTCACATAAACATTCCCAGCTTCGAAACGAAGTGAATAATTGGATGAGACGTAAATGTGGTAATGGTGAAAAGCGGAGGAATGCTGGCGCCCTGTCGGTGGGGCGTGGTATGGGGCCGCGTAACCGATTTTGCCCAAATTAGTAGAAAATACGTAACCTGTGGCCCAGTCCCCAGTTAGGGCGTGGAATTCCCATCTAGACCTAAACACTTGGGAATGCTACGATTAGGACGCGCCCATCCCTCTTCTGTCACCCTAACGCCCGAAATTCTCCCCTCGCCTTACGTTACCTTTTGTGGGTTCTGTGCCTATACAGTTGAAGTTAGCTTGGTAAGGTTTGCTCGGCGGGAGTTTTTATTTAAAAATACTTTGTAGTGGAGAATATTGTGATTACTGACCCAATCATCATCGCTGCTATCCTGTGCTTCGCCTGTTTCGTGGCCGGCTTTATTATTGGGCGCACTGACGGGAAGCGCGCGAGGTTTTAATGATTATTCTAGTGACGGATGAAAAGGGCCACGCCTATATTATCGTTGTGCCGGACGTAAAAATGGATGAAGTCCAAGAGCTCGCTAAGGGCATGTTGGTAAGCTTGCGACCACAGGTATAGAATGCCAAAAATCATTATAAATCAACTATGTTTATTCTACAAAGTTTTATATCAACCAAACCGGCATTTTCGTGTCATTTGCGTCTCATGGCCTCTGAGACACTAATGCTCCCAATGCGAGACGCTAATGCTCCTATTATAAGTCCTTTGTGGTCATAGCTCTTCTCTATTCGCGAATAGGGAACAGTGAGACGCATTTGAAACGGTTTCATTTGTGTCTTCCCAACGCTCCCGCCTGCCCACCCTCCCACCATTATAAGGAATAGGAATAATACGCTTATGGGACGGACTGGATGGGACCCACATGGACGAGACGTAAATGACCCCGATGGGATGAATGGAAAATACGGTATTAAATTTAATAACATAAGTCCTTGTGGTGTAACTAAACTATTAAAACGCGAGACGCAAATGAGACGAACGAAAACCGAACATGAGACGCTAATGCGACGGGAGCTTTTCCGCGTCATTTTTCGCGGTTCGTCCCGGTGCGCCCCATTGTGGTGAGACAGTTGCCAATAGGAGACACTAATGACACGAACCAATAATCGGCTGAGACGCTAATGGAACAAATGCATATGCTCCGCATTATTTTAATGTCATAAGTTGTTTAGTTTCAATAAATGATTATTTTAATCCTCTACATATGGAACTTTCTCCCCATACAGGTATTGAGCATAAGACGCATTTAATACGAAAATGAGACGAAAATGCCCCAAAAACACTGAAACACATATGAATCACACTTAAAAAAAGTGAAACGTAAACGTTCCCGGCTGCGAGACGCTAATAAAACGAACGGAAACCGAACGGAGGCCGAATATGAGACGACCTGGACGAGACGTAAATGACCCACATGGGATAATAACATAAGTCCTTGTGGTATAACTAAACTATTAAATTCATTTTTGGTGTTGTAGAACATAGGCGAGCTTACCACCCAGGAGGAAAGTGGCATCGGCGTCCATATTTTAATCATAAGTCTATATAAATGACATTAAAACTTGATTAAACTCAATTGGGGTCATTTTCGCTCATTAAACCTCAAATGCGTTATATGTAAACCAAACAGGCTGGGACGCGCGAGACGCTAATGGGCCAGAAAAACGCTGAGACGGAAATGGGAAGGTTAGACGTAAACGGTCCCGACCGCGAGACGTATCTGGAACGGACTGAGACACAAAGGAGGCGATGGGCGAGACGCAAAGGACACGAACAGAGCCCGAACCATCGCCCTAACAAAACCCTTAAAAATCGTTAAAAATACTTTATAGTTAAATATAAATAGAATACAAATATATAGTAAGGGAGCAGTTAGGGTCCGCCTGAGAAGAAGTCGCGCCGAGCGAAAGCCATGAGCGGAACCGCGCGCCCGCGCGTAGCAATCCTCATACCGTCATAAAGGCGGTTAAAATAAGGAGTTTCATAACATCAATCCCGGCATGTTGGCATACTATTTGCTATATGACGCGGTGCGTATCAAGCCGGACGGCCAGCGTTACGTTTCATGCACGTAAACAGTTGGGGCATAAGGAGATATGATTAAAATTCCTTTGTTTTTAATATTCGTGGAACAATTGTTTCCATCCGGCCACTGCAACCGAACCGTAGCATACTGAAATGGCTCGTGTTACGCTCGCCTCAGTTTGGCCCTCCTCTTGCTATGCTGTCTCTCGTGCAAAGGTCCTCCTGGAGC